ATGAGCGACGAACCCGCAGACCTATCCGACCAGCCGCCGCTTGTCCGCGCGCTGCTGCTTGCCCGCTACACGCTCGTTATCCACAGTGGAATGAGGGCGGTCAGCGAAGGCGAAACGTGGAAGCTGGACTTCTCGAAGCAGATTGCGGAGATCGACGCTGCGCTGCAGGGTGCCGGGATTGATACGACGAAGCCGATGCTCGCGCCGGTCAGGTGGTGATGCGGGAGAGAGTAGACGCGTTGCCGAGTGGCAAGCTAAAAGAGGGGTGGGCCGTGCTGCACAAGCCACGGCCTGTTAAAACTGTTTACAGAATAGGGACTGTTAAGCCGTGATCGGCCTCGAGTCCCAATGCGACGCACCGAACGCACGCACGGCAGCCCACATGATGGCGCGACGCCAAGCCGGAACACCGGTCACTGCCGAGGCTTCTTTCAGCACCGCGTCCGCAGTCGCGCGGTCGACCCAGTGATAGGTGTAGATCGCGTCATGGACGACGGACGCCATCGTGCTTGTGTCCCCGCACAGCCAGTAGACGAGTGGTGCACGTGGCACTGACGCGTAGTCAGAAATGAACCCGGCGGGAACCGTGAACGTCATCCCCGCAACGTCCGACTGATAGACGAGCGGCGCTGTCAAGCGCCACTTGCCGTCATCCATCCCGGTAGCGTTTTCTACCTGGAGTTCTGTCAAAAAAGCGCTCATCGAAATTCCTGTGGGCAATAAAAAACCGCCCGAAGGCGGTTTCCATAGTTACTGTTGCTGCTTCAATTTCCTTGCTGCTTTGCGCTCCCTGACGCTCTTTGCTGCGCAGTGCTTGTGATAGAACGTGTTTATCGACTTGCCTCTCGACGAACGCCCCGTCATATTCGTTGGATCATCGTATTGCCCGCAATATGCGCACTTGTGCCATCCTGCGTGACCGCACGCATCTAGCGCGCGCTGACGCGCGTGCAATATCATGTGATATTGGCGATCTGGGCACACCACGAGATTTTCATTGCGATTGTCGGATCTGATCTCGTTGATGTGGTGCACTTCTGCGCCTTTCGGCAGTGGCTTACCGATTGCCTTCTCTGCGATGACGATATGCTGGAGTTGGCGCCTGCCGTCCACTAACTGATCTATGTAACCATCGCTGCGATACTGAGGTAGACCGGGAGCCTGTCTGACGGTATCAAGTGTCCCATTGCGCTGTATTCGGCGATAGTGTTTGTCACAGTATCCGCGTTTGGCGGATTGATCGCCGCAACCATCAGCAAGGCAGATGGGGCCATAGGATGGCGGTTTTGCGATTGAGATCAAGCCTTTATTGCGTGCTTGCTTGTAATGCTTGTTGCAAAATCCCCTAGTCTGGGCCTGTCGGTCACACCCGTGGGTCGAGCAATTTTTCAGAGTGATAGAATATGCAGCAGCTGTCATCGCTTCTCCGAGAAGTGGTGATGGTTAGAGGCCCGCATCGTGTTGGTAGCACTTTGCGGGTCTCGCTATTTTATCACGATAATTCGGTATGCGAATTACTGGCTCGCGGCAACGGGCGCAGACGCAGCAGCCGGAGCGGTCGCCGCTGCATTGCCATACACCGCCACCGCATTCGCAACGGTCAACTGAAACACACCGATCGCCGCGATGATGATCGGCTTCTGTTCAGCCGGAACGAGCGTCGACGCGGTGATCGCCTGCTCGATAGCTGGGATGCCCGTCGAGATCAGCGATTGCACCGACGCAACGTTGATAGCGCCGGCCGTTGCGCAGAACAGGCCGTTGGCAGTGGCGGCAGTGGCTACAACCGGATCGAGGGCGGCGACAGCGACCAGCGTCGGCTGGATGACGAGACAGCCGTTGTTGACGACGGTCTGCAGTTGAGCGAGTTTGGCCGATGCGTCGGCTTGTTGGGTCGTCGAGCATGCGCCGAGCGAGAGCGCAACAACGCCAGCCGCAAGAGCGGCAAGAATCTTCTTCATAGGTGAGACCTTTCGGGATTAGGCGGATTAAGCGGCGGGGGATTGCTTGGCCGGGAAGCGCTGACTGAGCCAATGGGCGCCAGCGACCAGCAGAACGACGATTGCACCTTGCACGTCAGCCGGAAGGGCAACGTGCAGCGCGCTAGCGACGTATGCAACAACGGGCGAGACGACTGCGCCGGCGCCGGCTGCGATCGCGGTGTTGGTCGGGGTTGCGTTCATAGGTGCTCCGGGTCGTGGTGGATGGTTTCAGTCGGGCTAAATTGATAGCCCTCGACGGCGTACTTCGTGAACAGCCAGACCGGGTAGGGCAACCTGTGCAGACCTTGGTCTTTGCCGATGTGCGGGCCAGCGCCGAGCAACAGGCCGTTGACGGTCATGTCGTCGACAAAGCGGTACGGGTCGAACGGCTTGGCATGCAGGAACGAGTCCCAATCGAACGCCTGCGCATGCGTGCCCCAGATGCCACGCTTGCAGTCCTCGGCGAACCGCGGCCAATCCCATGCGGTCGCGAAGCAGCGTTCGACGGGATGGTGATGGGCTTGCAGGGGCGCGCCGAGTTCTTCGGCGGTCATGTTGGTGACGAAGCACCGGCCGCCTTCGCGCTCGATCAGCAGCTTGCGCGTGCGCTCGAAAAGCGCGGTGGTGGTGCGCTCCTCATGGCCCGGGACGAAGTAGTCGGCGACGAGCGTGTCTTTGAGCTCGTGGGTGTCTTGAACGGACATACTCAGTTCCCGTTGGACAATTGCCAACTGGTGATACTTACTGTCTGCCCCGTGGCAATGCTCGTCGTGCCGGTCAAATTCAGGTCCGCGCCCGAGGTGCCGACGCTGCCGTCAATGAGTGCCGTGCCGCCCGATGTCGCTAGGCGATACCACGTCGCCGCGGTGCCGGCGCCTGCGCCAGCCGTGCCCGTGCCATTGCCGATTGCGCCGACCGTGAGTACACCACTTGCAGCCGAGCCGAAAGTGGCGGCACACGTATGGGCAGAAAGTGCAATCTGAGACGTGACCGCAGTATCGGGCGACGCCGGCTGCGTGCCGCTGTAGAGCGTGAGCACCGCATTCGCGCCGGCCGCCGTGCTGATTGCCGCCTGCTGGCTGGTTTTCAATGCCGAGCTGTATTTCAGATTCGAGGCCATTCATGGCTCCAGAAATGAAAAAGCCCGCATCGCGCGGGCTATTAAGAGGGGAGTTGGGTGGTGCTACTTCTGGACGACGCTGATCGTCAGCGTTCGTGCGTCCTGATTGCCGGTGCTTGTGGTGAATTGGAAGTGCACGGCGTACTGAGCGCCGATCGTCCCGCCGCTGATCCATGCGACAACCTGCGTGGGACTGCCTGCGGCGTTGTTGTAGATGCCGCTCGACGCGACGGTGATGCCAGGGTCACTCGTGACGGTCAGCGCTGTGACGGTTTCGCCGGCCGCGAGGTAGGGCTTGCCGAACGGGATTGCGGCCACGGACAGATCAAAGCCATACGGGAGAAATGCAGAGGGGTCTTTCGCAATAACCGGGATAGTTACCTGGACAGCCATGCACTGCTCCTGTTGTCTGCTACGTGCCGAAGATTCGCTGCTCGTTGTTCAATGGAAGAATCCGTATGTCTTGCGCAATGCCAATAATCCGCACGTCTTCGCTGACCGGAATCAGCGTCGCGCCTCCGAGGGTGAGCGGGATAACGTGCCCGCTTGCCGTGCCGGTGTTGGGCCGCTGAACGCTTGCGCCAACACCGATCAGTCCGTTTGTGGCGAGTCCTGATGCGATCGACGTGTCTTTCTGCTGGGTGCTGTTTGCTGAGCCGGAGATGGCCGCGCCTCCTGCTGTCGAACTTCGGTTGAGGGCCTGCACGGAACCGGCTGAGCCGGATGCCAGGACAGCGCCGGCGGCGCTCGAGGTGTTGGCGCGATTAGCCGAAGCCGCAGTGCCGGACGCTGAGACCGAGCCGCCAGACGATGAAGCGTTGGTGTTCTGGGCCGATGCGCCGGCGCCTGAAACTGCGATCGCACCGGACGCAGATGAAACGTTCGGTGCCTGTGTGCTCGCAGCGCTGCCTTGTGTGATGCTGCCGATTGCGCCTGATGCGGCCGATGCGTTCGGCGCTTGAGTGCTGCCTGCCACACCAGAGGCGCGCGCCGATCCTGCCGCCGCGCTTACGTTCGCCTGTTGCGTCGAAGCACTAACACCCGATGCCGCAACCGAGCCCGAAGCCGTCGACGCATTCACTGCCTGCGCGCTGCTTGCGGCCCCCGCGATCGAAACTGCGCCCGCGCCCGTAGCGGCGTTCTTCTGTTGCGTGCTCGACGCGGAGCCGGAAATCGAAACAGAGCCCGCGGCTGCAGATGTGTTGCCTTGCTGCGTGCTGCCGGCCGATCCCGCAACCTTGACCGTGCCCGCGGCCGACGACGTATTGACCGCCTGCGTCGATGCGCCCGTGCCGGTAATGGTCGACGACACGGTGTACGTGATTCGGATCTGACCGACCGCGCCACCGTTACTGCCGTTGCCAGCCCAAGGGCTGCCGCCTGCGCCGCCGCCAGGAATTCCGCCTGCGCCACCGACGAATCCAGTCGCGCCCGCACCATATCCGCCGCCGCCGCCACCACCGCCCGCAGCGTTAGCCGCACCGGCTCCGCCATTGCCGGTTGAGCCCGCTGCGCCGCCGGCGCCGCCCGAGCCGGCATCGCCAGCCCCACCGGCGCCGCCCTTACTGCTGGTGCCTTGGGCTGAGCCCGCGACGCCCGCACCATCGGGGCCGGCCGCACCGCCACCGCCACCACCGCCGCCCGATGTAACTGAATCGCTGCCAGCTCCGCCAGCACCGCCCGCGAATTTCGTGGTGCCGACGACGCCAGTTGTCGACCCGCCCGCACTGCCTGTCGCAGTGTTCGCGTCACCCTTGCCGCCATTGGCACTGACGGAGCAGGAGGTCAGCGATGTCCCGTTAAACCACGTGCCGCCGCCGTCCGTTCCGTTGACGCCGTCACCGCCAGCACCGATCGCATACGAGATGGCCTGACCGGGCGTGACCGCGAGATTCGAGATCGACGAGTAGCCGCCGCCACCACCGCCACCGCCGGCCCCGGGTGGGTTGTTGCCCGCGCCACCGCCAGCACCCCATGCCTCGACTAGCGAGAGCAATGTGACGCCAGCGGGGACCGTGAAGCTCGTCCCGCTTGTGAGAACGACTGTGGTCATGAGGCGTCAGGAGTAAACAAAGCCGCAAGACGGCTTTATGCGTTGGACGGATATTCGTCGTTTATTCGTCTTGCGGATAATTCAGGCGACGGGCATTACCCCAGTTTCCATCGCCTGGCATAGCCGTTTCGCGCGGTCACCGACTTGGCCATACCATTTCGAGGCCTTCATCCCCGCCGCAGCGACGGAGTACGAGCCGCGCTGCATCGCTGCGAGCGTGTTCTTGAAGCCGAGCAGACCGGTGCCGAGCGACGCGTTGCCGATGCCCATGTTGAAAACCATGTTCGCGGCGACTCTTTGCCGAACCTCGTCCATCTGCCGCCACCAGGGGAGGGAGGCATCAAGCTTGGCCACGCTGGTCGAGATGTCTCGCGCGAGAATCTGGTTGACTTGGGCGTCGGTCAGCGGGAACGTCCAGCCGGCAGGCAATGGAGAGACATCGAGGTTGTGGCCGACTCCGCACGAGCGTTTTGGCGGCTTTGCGGTGTCGAGATACGGAACATAGCGCACGCCTTCATCGCGGCGCAGTTCGGCTTCGAGCAAGGCAATGTCCATGCGTCACTCCTTCTTGTGCTTTCTTCGATGCGGCCAGAACTTGTCGCGAATTAGAGCGATGACTTGCAGGATCGTGTAGAGCGCCGTCAGCATCAGTACCCAGTCCGCAAGGGGATAACCGAGGATGGTCAAGCTGGCGACAGAAACGGATGGGGCAACTTTCGCTGCGCTCGCAACGACGTCACTTCGGGAGAGGTCTGCGAGTTGGTCGCCAATGGACATGAGTGGCCCGAAAAAGAAAAAGCCCGCGCGGGGCGGGCTCAGAAATGAAAAAGCCGCCCGAAGGCGGTCATTGTGTTTGCGGCGAAATTGTTGTCTGGATGCTGGCGCGTGCGGACGCGCCAGCTATGCTCCCATTATGTGACGAGGTCAATAGACGACCGCGGCGCAGGTTGCGGCACGGAGAATACAGACGCAACAATTGATCGTCAATACGCGCATCAAAATTCTAATATCGAATAGAATGCCAAGCTCGCGAGAGAGACAGCGGCTCTAAGCCATTAAGGCTTTGTTGCATGGTCCACCTAGAAAGTTTTTTGGCTAAATTACTTCAATTAGATAATGAAAGACTTCGCCAGTTACTACGACACTCAGTTCTCTGAAAGTGAGGAAACGGGGTCCATCTACGAGCCGTTCACCGTCATGCTGGAGGCCGCACACGGTGCCCGTATCAATATTTTGAGTCAACTTGATGTCGGCGACCTCAGTGACAAAGTGGTCGTCGACTTCGGCACGGGTTCGTGGGGGTTCGCCTGCGTATTTGAAAAATTACACCATTGCAAGATGGCAATTGGCATAGATATTTCTGCCCATGCCGTTGCTCTGTCAGAAGAGAAATCGCGCAATGGAAATTTTGCCTATGGCGACCGGTTTAAGTATCTGGTATCAGACGGAATCAAAATTCCGCTTGAAGACAACACGGCGGATGTATTCTTTACCGGTGAGTGCATTGAGCATGTCGAGAACACTGACGCTTTTCTTGACGAAATTCATCGGGTTCTGAAGCCGGGTGGAACGCTTATACTGACCACCCCCAACCCCCATCCGTGGTTCTATCGACTCTTCGGCCTTGAGTATGCGGTCGGGCCTGAGCATATCGCGCTCATGGGTTACGATGAATTGAACTCGTACCTTGAACCGCGCTTCGTTGTGAAAACGTGGCAAGGATACAACTCGTCGATTCACCCAGAGCTTGACAGCCTTGTCGCCAGTCCAGCGTTCGCCGCGACCTGGGCAAGTGCATGCGTAGACAATCCGCGCGACGCATGCGGGTTTGTTGTAATGGCGCAGTCTAGGCCAGACTATCAGCCGCGTTCGTTCGAGCGATCAACGTATCGGCTAACAAGCCCCAGCGTTCAACGTATCGGGGATTGGGTCGAATTGCCGATCCACAAGGATCTGAGCGCCCACATGACAAAGGCCGGCGGCGAATTCACCTTGAAGTTCTCTGGCGACCAGCTCGTGGTGCTACTTTGGACGCACGACTGGAGCGGAATCGCTCAAGTAATGGTCGACGGAGAATCCCGCGAAGTCGATCTCTACAGCCATTTCGGCGGATTCCGAAGGGTAGTTTTCCGAGGTCTTGCCAGCGAAACTGAGCACCAATTGCGTGTCAGGGCAACGGGCCGAAAAAACAACCTGTCCAACGATGATCAGGTATTGTTTTTCACGGCCTCGTCGTTTCAGACTCGGTAATCGACGAATCACGAATCGCGGATTTCACCGTCCGCCGGCGTTCCGGATAGCGTGATTGCGCATAGCCTCCGCGATTCCCTCGCGAGATCCACCGCGAGTCAAATTCAGTAAGACCGCATGGTTATCGATAAGAAACTGGAGCATTTCCGTATCGCTTGGAAGTCGATGCTCCTGCACTTTATTATCGGTCGCGTGTTCCGGTGCCATGATTGCCCCCAAATTTAGAGACTGGAAGCATATCCGAAACACGCAACCGTCGGCTACCATTTCGCCATCGCCCGTCAATACTCGACTGCCTCGATATAAAAGCGGTGATTCGTTGCAGTTGCCCCGGAACTGGTGACGAGTTGGATCGACACCTGATCGCCCGGATTCAGCAGGATCGCCGGAGTCGAGGTCGCGGCCTGCGCAACGAACGACGATGCGCCGCTTGAGGTGGCAGTCATCGCGGTACTTACGCCATTGACCCGCAGCGTATAGGTGTAGCTCTGGCTAGCCCCAGGCGCCGCGTTGGTCGCCGTGTACATCAGCTTGACGGTCATCCGGCGCGTGGCGACGAAAACCGTATTCGCCTCGGTCGACTGCGATCCATTGACGCCCAGATAGACAGTGCCGCCAGCCGCGACGGTCGAGGACGTGGCGCCGACCATCTGGACGTCGCCAAATACCGCAGTCAGGGAACTATCGAACCGAACGGGGCCATAACTCGACGAGAAGGTCGAAATCTTGTTTTTGCCGAGCGTGATCTGCGACGAGCCCGTGTCGATATTCAATCCCCAGCGCGGATACGTCGAATCCCAATGATAGATTTTGTTGTCACCGATCACCGCGTTCGACAGGCCCGTGACATACATGTCATCGTAGAGACCGTTGCCAGTCTGCGAATTCGTATGGACATCGTTATTGGCGAACGTTAGCTGGTTCCCGCCATTGATGTAGACGCCTTGCTGGTCGCTCTGCTCGAAGCGGTTACCGAGTACGCGCAGGTAGTTCGACGAATCCTGCCGATAGCCAACGACGTTCTCCCAGTGATAGTTGCCAGAGTAGGTGCCTGCACTCGAGTTCACCAGATAGGCACCGATCAGGGAGTGAGGGAAGCCAGACAGCATGCCGAACTGGTTATCGGTGACGTGGAAATCATTGCTGTACGACATGTACAGCTGATATTGGCCGTTCCCGAGAAGATAAGAGTCCTGAAGGACGTTCCCACTCAAACCAGTGCTTGACGTTCCTAGAAACGAGACACCATTCATCGAAAATCCAGACGCATTCACATTCCGGATGATCGTGTTGCCGGTCCCATTATCGAGCTGGATTCCATAGGCATTCGCAAGGCTCTGGGGGCTGCCGGACGGCCTGAACCCCATGTCCTCGATCGTCACCCAGTTGCTGGCGCCAATCTCGAGAGCGATGCCGCTCGATGCGAGGGTGATCGTCGAAGCGTTGCGCCCCTGGCCTTTGAAGACGACGCTATTCAATCCGGTAAAGCTCAGTGGACCAGTGACGCAATTACCGACAGGGAAATCCACCTGTCCACCAGTTGCTACGGCTGCCACGGCGTTCGTGATCCCAACTGTGTCGCCAGTCCCCGTGCCGTTGCAAGTGGCGCCGAAATCCCTGACGTTGACGCGATCCTGGAATTTGTTCGTGAGGGACCGGTTGACTGCACCCGAGCCACCCTGGTTGTATTGGAGCGCGCTGGTCGCACCCGTAGCAGTCGTCGCACCCGTACCGCCGGACCCAAGAGGAATCGGCGCCGACAGCCCCGTAATCGTCCCGCCCGTAATAGCCGCAGCCGAGTTGGTGGTTTTGGCACCAAGCGCGCTATTCAACTGCGCAGCGGTCAAGACTTGACCAGGCGTGAACTGTGCGAGAGCAGGCAGCGAGGCGAAAAGCAGGAGGGAAACCAGGAGGCGTTTGAGCATCGTAATGTCCGGAAAAACTAAATGCGATTGGGGTGTTGACATGCGTACCCGACGGGTACATACTTCGCCTCACTGAGCCGCGCATTTCGTGTGGTTCGCCACTCCGAAAGGAACGACATCAAATGAAGAACTCTCTTCGTGCGCTTTCTTGCGCAACTGGAAACGTCAATGATCTACGAGCCGCCCGTCCCAGACCAACTGGAACAGTTGAAGAACGAACTGGGCAAGAGCAGCGGCGAAATGGCCAAGCTTTTCGGGCTCGCAAACGGTCGTCAATGGCGACGGTATCTGTCGACGGACGAGAACAATCGCCGGGACATGGGCATGCACATGCTGTTCTTTGCTGCGGCCCAACTGGAGCTATCGACAGAAGACATCGAGCGGATCTTTGCCCGCATGCGCAAGATCGGCGCACGGGTGGATCGCTCGGAGGAAGCAGAAGAAGACTGAAGCACATCGCCACCCCTCCGAGAAGAAGACGCGACGAGTCGATCAACGCGTCTTTCGCTTCCCTCTAATCTCGGAGAACAACAATGCACACGCAACGGGTGGTTCAATCTGCGCGAGTTCGTCGCGCCTCACGCAAACCTGTCGCCGTCACGCGAACGAACCGCAAGCCGGGTTCGCGCTGGCGGACGGCAGCGGTTCTGATGTCTCTCGGCTGTGTCGCAGCAAGCGCGAACGCCGAATCGTTTTTCCAGTTGGAAGCCGGTGTAGGCTTCGCGGACTACACGAAGACCGGTAACGGCATCTATTACGACGAAGGCTTTTCCAACAAGACGCCCACCACGTTTCCCGCTTTCCGCGCCGGCGTCGTTCTGACGCCGATCGACGCGAGGCCGCGCTCGTGGGTGCCCGGCCTGCGGCTGCATCTCGACTATCTGTATTTCGGCCGGCTGTCTTGGGATGCGCAAGCCCCTCAGGACGCTGGCGACTTCACCGCTCGCGGCCTTGTCGGCGGGTACGATCCGGTATCGAAGACCTGTCTCAACAACGAATGTGGTCAGATGAGCGACTTCCGCTCGTCCGGGCAGATCCAGGCGCTTGCGCTCACGGCGGAGCCATACTGGGACATCGGCGGCGGCTGGACGCTCGGCGTCGAAGCCGGCCCAGCGATCTATCGAACGACTTGGACGACAGATGCCGTGGTCGAGACAGATGGCTGGAAGCTCGGGCCACCGGGAACCGTCCACGTGCTCACGACGTCACCCGCGCTGCATGTCGGCGCTCTCGTTGGCGCATCGGTAAGCAAGGGCCACTTCAGCCTGCGATACAACTACATCTACGCGCCGATCCACTACGGATCAACGGACAGCGAATCGCCGGCGGGGGTGAAGGGTGCGCACATGCTTAGCGTGAACTATACGTGGTGAATCAAAACCGCCGTGCTAGACTGCCGCGGTAGTTTTCCGCTGACAAATCTCCGATACCCAAAATGAATACCTTCGTGAATCCGCTGCCGGGCGTCCCAGACGTTGAATCGCCGTTTTTCGATGAACTGTTCGCACAGAAGGGCGCGCCTGACAGCGTTTTACGAGTAGCCAAGCAGCTACGCGAGAAAGGCTTTGCGATCATTGATTTTCCCGATCCGGAGTTCGATGCGCGCGCGGAGCGGATCAAAGCAAAATTCCATGAGCGGTTCGACTTCGACCACTGGCGCGACGAGCTCTGGCACAAGAATGACGGGCTCAGGATTCAGGACGCATGGGAGTCTGACGAGGATGTTCAGGCAATCGCCGCCAACCCCGGGATTCTGGATCTGCTCTCGCAACTCTATGGGCGCCGCGCCATTCCCTTTCAGACGCTGAATTTCCCCGTGGGAACCCAGCAGCCAATCCACAACGACGCGATCCATTTCTCGTGCGTGCCAGAGCGCTTTATGTGCGGTGTATGGCTCGCATTGGAAGACATCGACGGCAGTAACGGCGCACTGGAGTACTACCCTGGAAGCCACAAATTCCCGACCTATGTGAACGAACATATGGGCGCGTGCTCGTCAACACAGCTAAAGCCGACAGCCCACTACGTGCAATATCTCAACCTGTGGCAGAAACTGATCCAGACGGCGGGCATCGCGCCGGAAACCTTCCATGCAAAGAAGGGGCAGGCACTGATCTGGGCTTCGAACCTGCTGCATGGCGGATCGAAGCAAACTGATCCAGCCCGCACCCGCTGGAGCCAGGTGACCCACTACTATTTCGAAAACTGCGTCTACTACACACCGGTGGTATCTGATCCGGCTTTTGGCCGTATTCACTACCGTGAAATCAAGGACGCAGCAACTGGCATTGTGCAACCCAACATCTATTCCGGCGTTGAGGTCAATCGCACGACGATAGAGCGGGGAATGTCGAGTGCCATAGGTGAGCATGCTAGGCCAACCGCCCCCGCAGGCTTTGATCCTGTCGGCTATCTGAGGCTGAATCCTGACGTCGCAGCAGCCGGCGTCGATGCCGTCGATCACTATCTTGAGCACGGAGTCTTCGAAGGCCGGAAGTGGGCGTAGCACGCCCATACCGACCGACTACCAGTTGATCGCCTGCACTGCCGCGACACTCGTTGCGGCAGCGATTTCCGCCTTCAGGTTCGTGCGCTTCTGGAACGCCGCCCACCCTTGCGCGAGTATCGCCTGATACAAACCCTGCAGATCGGTCAGCGTGAACGGAACTGGCGTGTTATCCGCGGCCTTCCAGTAGAAGCCTGTCGGCGTCGCGCCGGCGATCTGATAGCCCTGAGTTGCCTGCATCAGCACTGTCTGGCTGCCGGCATCGGCCTGAAACGTCTCAGTGACTCCGCCGGCCGTCTTGAAACTGACGCTCTGCTGAATGGCTGCAGCGTATGCCGCATCAATGGTGGCACTCTGGATCGCCTGAGCCGCGGCGAGCAGTTGCGCGGCGGTGGGAGCGGCCGGCGCAACGAGTTCGCCATCCACAACCGTATAACCTGGGTTATTGACGCACGTCTGCCATTGCGCATCTGTGATTTTTATGGCATTGACGCCCTGCGGGGCGGGGCTGATCTCGCTGTCGTAGTATGCGACGATAGCGCCGGTCGAGTCGTATGCTGCTGATTTTTGACCCATCTTTTACCACCCGATGACAATGAAATTGGCCGTAGCCGCGTTCACGGCTGCGTTGCTAAGACTCGTAGTGGCGATAGCCTGTTTTAGCGAGGTGTTTGTCGAAATCGTTGCGGCGACAGACTGCAATCCGTTACCGTTCTGCAAATAGTTCGCCACGCCGAGCAGGTATGCATTCGGAAACGCGATCGGAAGTGTGAGCGTCGCAATTCCGGACGAATTCGATGCGGCGCTACCCCACTGAATAATCAGATTCCGCTTCACTCCAGCAACAATCACTGGAATCGTGACGTATCCGTTTGCCGCGATGGTCGCCGGGAACTGCCCGAGGTTGACAGCCTGGCTGCTTTGCGTGGCTGCGGCGACGCTGAACGCATTCGCCGAATTGCCATTGGACCCAGCAAACAGCGTCTGTATCGCTGTCAGAACCTGGTTGTAGGAGGTCTTGCTCGGAGTGAGCCCGCCCGCCACCACAATCGCGCGCAACTCCTCCTGAATCATGTTCAACCATGATCCGCGCACGTTTGTAGCAGGAGTTCCCGCGGCCGGGTTGCCTTCCGTAAAATAACCCTCTGTGCCGGCAGATTCCGGCGTCGGCAGCGAAGTGGCTGCGGTCGCGTCGTCGATTCGAAACATGTGACCTCTTATGCGTCAGGACAGACGCGCAGGAATTAGAGAAGGGAGGATTCGCCCAGGATGAAGGTCGAATCGAGCTTGCCCGACGCGCCGTAGGAAAACAGCACGATCGTGTGAGCCGGCATGACTGAGCGGATTTCGCACTCGAGAACGGCATTGCCGAAAGCTGCGAGCGGGTCGCCGGCAGCCATTGCACCGGCGACTGCGCGCACGATGGTGCTAGCCGGTGCTGCAACCCTCCATGCGAAATTCCAGTCACGGCCGCAGCATGGGTCGCCCGCTTTGAGCATCCCGGCGCGGGCCTGAGTGAACTGCTCAATCTTGACTGTGTAGCCGAGCTGTGCGGCGAAATTCACGAAATAGGTGATCGACTGACCGCCACTATTCGCAAGTCTCGCAACAACCTGTTGCTGTCGCTGCGCTATCGTCGGCGCAGATCCTGCACAGGGGTCGGGGAGGCCGAGCGTTGCCTCCCATTCAGGGAGTAGCTCGTAAGTCGTGGCCGGGAACGCATCGACAAGCAGTTGATTCGCCCGCGCGGTGTTTCGCGCGTAGACCTGCGTCAGCCCAGCGAAGACCTGCGTCTGCTCTGCGTTCGAATCTGTCGGCCAGACTCGCCCGCGCGGCATCAGCGACTGGAACGCTCGCAGATAGTCCGCTGATGTGAGGTTCGGAGCTAACATCCGTCACCTCACGAATAATTCACAGTGCCGAGCACGGGAAGGGCGCCTGTTGCGCTCGTGATGTTCCCCGTCGGGGAGGTGATCACGAAGCCTGCCGTCCCTGACACTGCAGCAATAGCCGACTCGATATCCGACATGTTCACCGTGCCGCCAGGCGAGCCATTCGACTGGAAGACACCCGCGATCGCTGTGCTGACGGCCGTCTTCGTCGCCGCATTCCATGAACTGGTGCCGCTGATTGAGAATGGCACGGTGTTCTGAGTCGGAGCGCACACATAGACCAGCGCCGTGACCGGCTGCAGGTTGTAAATGTAGTTCGCGACGGTCAACTGGTCGCCGGTCGCTGGCGCGGCACGCGTATCGGCTGCCGCGACGCCATTCGTCCCTTGCGGGAAGCCGTTGTGTGCCGATTCTGCGCTGTCAAGCATCACATAGACGACGACTGTCCCTGCCCCGAAACCGTTAGGCGTGACCCACGCGCGCGTGACGCCTGCAACTTGCAGAGCCCACGTCACATAGTCCGATTTCGCTCCGCCTTGCGGTGCAGTCTGATACGCGGACATCACGCGCCCGTAGAACTCGTCCTGCGTCTCGACGTCAGCGCCGCGGGTGAATTCGGTGGCCGCAGTGCCGCCAGACTGAATCCCGGTTACTGCGGTTCCGAGCGTTAGCACGGTCCCAGCATCGCAGTTTCCGCCGGCTCCGACGGTGGTCGCCGTGACGGAAACCGTCACCGATGACCCGGAAACGGTGGCGTCAGCGTCCGTCGTGTAGATGAAACCATCGCCGCGGACGACTTCGGTACCCGCCAGAATCGTTCCGGACGACCCCGGGAACGTAGCGGAGCCCTTCGCTGCTGTCGCTTCCTTCAGATACGTGTTCTTCAGCGCGCCCCAGCCGGCGAGGTATTCATCCGTCGCCGTGTAGGGGACAGCCTGCTTCGAGATCCAGTCGATGTACCCGTAGTGGAGGTGGGCAAGACCGGCTTGCACCCTTCCTGTAATCCGCAGGTTTGAAAAGCGGAGCAGGGGATCTGAACCCGGAACGCTCGAAGCGATGTCGGACGCGACCTGCGTCTGCAGGTCCGTCAAGGTCGGTCTGGAAAACGGCATCAGTTAATCCCTTGCCATGCCCACGTGTAGGCAGTTGCCGACGTCGAGCCATCCTGTTTGTATGCGACGACCTGCGCGCCAAGCATGCTCGCCCGGGTCCACTCGACCCGCACGTCGAACTTGGCCACGACACCATCGTCAATAAGCCACTGCAGCGCCTCGACGATGTAGTCGTAGGCTTTCTGCAGTGTTTCCTGCGTTTGCTTCGCGCGAGACAGGAGCCACAATCGGGAACCGATCGGTACTGATTCGCCAGCGTCTCCCCACCAGCCGCGCGGATCTCCCGAGCCGTCTGGGATAACGTCGTCGGGCTCGGCCATGCGATCCGTGAACAGGCTGATCAGGATCGCCGTTTGCAGATCGTCGCCGGTCGCGAGAACTGGACCGGCCATCTTCCAGTCGCCGCGGCTATTCGCGGAATCCCAGATCGTTTGCGTATCGGACATGGATCACATTGAAGTGTTGGGGCCGAGGGTATTGCCGCCCTGTGGGTCGCCGTGCGTGTGGGGATTGAACGCTTGCCGCATAGTCTTCATCGTGGCTGCGTTCGATCCCGAGTTGTCCTGGAAGTCGCCAGTCGAACTGACGAGCGACGTATCGAATTCGGCGCCGCCACCGGCGACGACCTTAAATTTTCCGGAGCAATTGATCGTGTAATTGGCAGCGTCATTCACTATGACGTTCTCTCCCTTCGCCTCAACGATGATTCCGTTGTTGCTGAAATACACCGATTTGCCGTCCTGGCTGTAGACCATCGTCTCTCCCGGAGCAAGATTCTTCGGTCGCGACGGTTGGTGCACCGTGCCGAGCACGACGCCATTCGACCGATCGCCGCCGAGAAAGACGACGAATGCGTCCGAGCCGACCGGCGGATTTGATGCAAGGCCGAATTCGACCGGCCGCGGCGTGTTGTCCCGCGTCTCGAGCGGATTGAGCTTGACCTGCATCATCTGAACGCCGCCGGCGTCGTTGACGGTGGTCACCAGCGCGCGGGCGAGCGAGAGCAGAACGCGCCGTGCGACGCGCTCGAGAATTCCTTGTTGATCGCTCATTGCTGCGGGACCGTTCCGATGACGTCTGCGTATTGAGGCTGGATAAGAACCGGCTCAGGGGTGAATGCTTCGGGCGCCATCAGAGTCAGCTCGGCGTGCGTGCCCTGCATGTCGAGGTGATAGGTCACTTCGGCGATCAGATAGCGAACCGGCACCGTGCCGGCCTGGTCGCCAGCCACCTTCATCGAGGGGATCAGAACGTCGATGAGTTTATTCGGCTCCCAGAGGTTGCCGTCGATGTCGCGCCAGTTGTCGACCATCACATGTACCACTTCAGAGCGACCGCGGCGCCGGGCGACTTCCCACAGCGCGCGCTGCTTGCCTACGCCCCAGCCGAGCTCGCCCGCCTCGGCGATGATTACGCGCCGGCGGTGCCGTGGCACATTGGGATCGGTTGCCGTGAACACCGGTGCATTGACCGCATTCAGATCGAGCAGGTTGTTCGTGCCGATCATGACGGCCATGATCTCGGAGTAGCGCTGGTCCATCGATCGCTCGACGGCGACGCTCTCCATGTTGACGCCTTCCTCGATACCGCTCGACATCGCTTCGGTGCCGGCGCGCGTCATGCGAAGGGAGCCATCGCGATCCTCAAAGACGAGCAGCGCACTGAATCTCGCCGAGCGTTCGATGATCTCGTAGGCGGTTTCCCCGAGCATGATGTTCTGCTGCGGGATGATCGGCAGACCGGTCACGTCGCAATTGACCGTGACGTTGTACGGCACAGCCATCTTCGTCGCGATGTCGGCTGCGGTGCAGTTGCTTATTTGGCCGTTGGGCCATTGTGCCACGCAGTCGAGAAGATCCTGGCATTTCCCGCGGCCTGTCACGCGGATCTCGTGCATGCTCGCGTTCATGCTGGGCACGACACGATCGACATACCCTGTCACGACTGGGTCAAGCCCGATCGTCAGGATGCACTCGTCACCCGGCTGCACGACGACGTCATTAGCCTGGCCGGGAAACAGCTCGGTCATGCCGATCTCGAAATCGGCCGGAAACCGTTCGATTCCGCGAGTGCAGCGCAGGCTCGTCCAGCCCGACAGCATGTAATTGCCGATCGAGAGCAGGATTGCGTCGTCAACCATCGTTTAGCTTGAGAGAGCGTTGAACTGCGTTGGCATGAAAGCGGGGTGCACCGGGTCGGCCTGGGCCACCAGCTCATCGGAGCGCGTCGAGTCCCGGTAGATCCGGTTCGCGAGCGCCAGCGACGGAAGCGATGTGCTGAAGGAGAATGCTGAAGTCGCGGACAGCCCGCTTCCGCGCGAGTCAAGGTCTGCCACTACCGACTGACGCAAGGCCCTCAGCGACAGATAGACGTTGTCTTCGCCCTGGTCTGCCGCTATCTGAATCTCGTTGTCGATCAGCGAGGTAACGGTATCCCGCATTACCGCCGCGTCGTCGGCCGAAGACGGCTGGTAGGACGTCGACGATATTGCGATCTGCGCCACCGTTGCCCGACGGAACAGGTCAGCGCACGCGTTCTGCATCGTCTGCTGTGCCACGGCGACCTGTGACGTTCCGATCACGGGCGTCGGCGCGTAGCCAAGCAGCCCAGACAGCAGCCGTATTGCATCAGCGGGAGAAGATGCTGAGGCAGCCAGCGCCGACACGACACCTTGAGCCGCGCCCGAGAACGTCGCCGGGTCGCTTCCCACGTTTGCAGCCGCGGTCGTCAGGGCTGCGCCAGTCGCCTCGACCTTCGCCCGGTTCGATGCATCGGCAGATATGAGGCTTGCGACGGTTGCTCTCGATGACGACTTGTTGCTTGCTGCGTAGCCGCTATTACCGCCGCCAAAAAGGCGCCCGAAGTTCCCGGCCAGCGTAGAGAGCGAGTTCCAGAACCGCTTGACGTCGTGAACCAACTTGTTGACGGTCTGATACCAGCCGACCACCGTCGACACGGCCGCCTTGACAATCGCTGCTCCCTTCGCAATGACCGAGGCGACGTTTGAAATGAAACTGAGCAACGATGACGAATTCACCGCTGCTGCTGCAGACGATACCGCGCTGGCTGTCAGCTGCTGCGCCTTCGGATAGAGGCGGTCGCCGCCACGCGCGAAGACTAGCCGAAGCTCGACGACGCGACCGCGATCCCACGATGCTCCGATCTCTGCCTGCAGGCAGTTGACCTTAAGACTGCCGTAGGTCGGGTGAATAAGCGTTCCGAGTCTGGGGGCACTCGTATTCCCTGCTGCGCCTCCCTGAATCGTCTTGATCAGGCGGTCGCGCTGCGACAGAACATCGCCGCCGCCATAGACAAGGCTATTCTCGACGAGAAACGCCTGAATGCGAAAGACGTTGGTCTGGAGACCGAGATCTTCAATCCACGGCATCGTCTCCTTGTTCGGATACTCGTGGATGACATTACGACGACCGACCGTAGCGCTCTCGGCGAGCACCGCGAAGGGCACGCCGTTATAGCTAGCCGAGCGAAGCTTGCTCCAATAGCCACTTCCGCCGTTGAACAGGTTGGCTAGCGATTCGGCTGCAGACGCGACGCCGCCGATACTCCCGACAGCGTTACCGAAACTGGATGCGATGCTCATACCGACGGGCCTGTAACGTTAGAAGTGCCGACGCGCGCCGATGCTGTAGCGCCGCCGCTCGCGCGCACCGTTGCTTTCGTTCCGGGCGGAGCGTTCGGGATGTCGACGTGAACATGTACCTTGCCGTCGATCGCCGCCGCCATCTGGCCGCGCTTCGCGGCTTCACCGGCTGAGTCTGCCGGGCGCTCGTAGAGTCGCGACACGATGCTGCCGGCATCCTGAGCCGACGTCGCACCCATGAGAGCGCGGCCGGCTTTCTGCTCGTTGCCACGGCGAAGTTCGTAGTCGGCGAACTGGAGTTGCTGATCTAGTGTCGATTTGCGGATGTCGACGCCGAACAGTTTCTTGAACGCTTCCTGCCGGTCCTCATGCCATTGACCGATCCCGTATGCATGGCCGTTGTCGCCGACCGCGCTCGGATTGAACAGGCTTTCCTGCCAGAAGTTGGCCGCGAGACCAGCCGCCTGTTCCTTGGTCCAGCCCATCTGCTGGAGTCGCGAGACAACGCCGGCCGTCTGCGCATCGTTTGCCGCGCCAGCGCGCCGACGATCGCCAATCGGGTCGCCGGGCCATTGCTGGCCTGGTTTCGCCTGATGGTCTTTCAGGTAGTCGTCTTCGCCATCGTTCAAGTCCTTCGAATGCAGTAGCGCGAGGATGGCGGCCATGACGGGTGCAGCAGCCAGACCAGCAAGCGCGGAGGCAGCCGCTGGCACAGTCGTTGTCGTCAGCAATGTCAGACTCGCGATAAGGCTTGCGATGCTCGCGATCGGACCCGCAAACGAGATCGCCGCAATGGCGATAGCGATTCCCTTCACACCGCCGATCGAGTCGACGAACTTGCCGATCTGGCTCGTCGTCTTATCCCAATCGACGTGATCGATCCACTTCGCGAACTTCTCGACGTACTCCGATACCTTCGAGGCAACGACATCACCATACTTGTCGACAAGGCGACCGACGACGTCGAGCACGCGCTCAACAGCGGGCGCAAGTGCATCGCCGAACGAATACTTGAGACGCGTTGCCGACGCCTCGAGCTTCAGCATGTTCGCGTTGAACTGCTGACCCTTCGCGAGCTGCTTGTCGTCGAACACGAGGCCCATCGACCGGGCACGCGCGACGAAGTCATCGATGCCTTTGCTTCCCTTTTGGAGCAGGGGCAGAAGCGATTCGACGCCAAATGCCCCGGCGATCAGCCCCTGAGCCTGCACGTTGCCCTTCTGGGCGACGATGGCATTCGCGACTTCCTTGAGCGCGCGCGTCGCATCGACGGCGCCGTCCTTGGTGCGGTGTAGCGTGATGCCGAACTTCTGCATCATGACGAGCGCGTCCTGATTGCGCCCGAACGTCGCGTCTTCGAGCGTGGTGCCAAGTGACTTCAGGCTGCCCGTCATGTCTTCAGCGGACAGGCCAGCGAGCTTCGCCGCGCCGCGGAACGCCTGCAGATCCGACGTCGACACACCGAGCACGCCCGACGTGCGCTGCACTTCGGCGCCGAACTTGCCCCACTCGTTGGCGAGCAGCGCGATTCCGGCTACCGAGCCGATGCCAGCGATCGTCGTCAGCGGCGTGATGACCGATGCGACCGAGCGCGCCGCGTCCGCCGCAGCGGTGCCGACCGACTTCATCGACTTGGCCACTCGGTCGAGTCCAGCTTCCTTGCTGAAGCTCGAAAACGACGCTTTCAGGTCGGATGCGGGTTTCGTGACGCTGGCGAGCGACGCCTTGATCTTCCGAACCGACGCAGTCGCTTTGTCGACCGCGCTGATCGTTACAACGAATGGCGTGCTCGCTGCCATCACGACTCCATTTGCTTTTTGATGCGTTCAGCCTGCTCCAGCCACCAGGCGAGCCGCGACAGAGGCAACGTCCACGCCTCATGCGGTCCCCAGCGGAAGAAGTAGGTGACCTCGGCGACTACTTTTCCGCAGCCGTCGGGCCATCGTCGGTAAAACCCCCGAGATACTCGTTCGCCTCCGTGAAGTCACGCTGGCAGAGCTTCTCGACGGCAGCCTTCGGCACGCCCGAGATCAGGTGGATCATCATGATGCCGATGCCGATGTTCGACGAGGCGGCGGACATGGATTTGTCGAGATCGCCGGCGGTCGGCTCGCGCAGATGCAGCGAGTCATAGACGACCTCGCTTTCACCCGAGCCGAGCTTGACCGGCTTGCGGAGCTTGAGGGTTTTTTCTTCTGGGTGGCTCATGAATTAGCTCGTCGTTTCGGTGACGCTCGGACCTTCCCACTTGACTTCGACCGTTGCATCGGTCGACTTCACGGTCTGGTCTTCGACGGTCCACATGTTGCGGCCGATAATCGTCTTGCCGTTAGCCAGTTCGGCGACAACCGTCGAATTGGTCATCGAGTTGAGATCCGCGACCGTCAGTCCGCCGGTATCGCGCAGCGTGCCCGAGATTGAGCCGACGCGAGGCTTCTCGCTGTAACCGTGAACGGTATCCATGCCGACGAGCGATTCACGCGTGACCGTCGACGGGTTGTATTCGAAATCGCCGACCAGCAGGTAGTTCTGCCCGTCCACCGTGAGGGTCGCGGTGCCGGCGAGGCGGTTTGGGTTTGCCATATTTGGCGCTCCAGAAATGCGAAAGCCGCCCGAAGGCGGCTACACGGTTTAGGACAGGGAGAACTGCATCAACAGGGCGAAGATGCGCAACTGGTCGATCAGCACGCCAGGGTAGAGCACGTCCACGCGGTTCGGGTTCTGGCTGTTCTGTTGAACAATCAGCCCCTGCGCGAACTGCGTGCTTTTCTGCACGAAGCCGTTGTACTCGAGCGTCTGATACTGGGCGATCAGGTCGGCCTTGATGATGCCAGGCGTCACGATCGCGGAGCCAGGTGCGAACCGAGTCCCATCGGCGGCCAGTTTCATGCGCGAATACTTGCTGGTGACGACCGACTGCAATTGACGCAGCACATAGGCGAGCGTGAACAGAGTCTCGACTTCGAGATAGCTGTTATCGGCCTGGCCGAAGCTGTTCAGTTGATACGTCGTGATCAGGTTCTCGATCGCGACGGTGCCGTCCTGTGCCACCGTGAAGGTCGAGATACCGTCCCACAGCAGCGTGTTGCGGTCGGTCAGGGCGAAGCGGGAAGCCAGCGGCGGTGCAAGCACGGTCGAGAGCGCGAGCGTTTGCAGCGGTCGAGCCGGATCAGCACGCAGCGCTGAAGCCGACGTACCTGCGACGTCAGCAGCCCAGATCCACGCTGGAGACGGTGAGTCATTAAAGCCCATCACCGACACGTGTTCGTCGTTGCGGCCCGTACCGAACGTGGTCAGCGCGCCGAGCGTGCCGCGATAGGCAGCAAACGCATGACCGTAAATCTGCTTGCTCCAGCTCCAGCGGCCCGTGGTCGAACTCAGGAACGACTTGATGGCGTCGAGTGACGTCGAATCGGTGTACGGCAGCACGATGAAGTCGAACGGTTGGTCGAGCAGGTTCGCAAGACCAGTCGTGAGCGTGGGGTTCGTCGCGCCACCCGACATCGCCGTGATCGTCGTCGTCATGCCAGTCGGCGTGGTTTCGCCACCGGCCGCGCCGCGATAGTTCAGGCGGATGTCGATGTCGTTGCCGGCGAGACCCTTGTTCTTCGCCGTCAGCGTCACCGTGGTCGTCGTCGCAGCCGCCGTCACAGGCAGGTCGCCGACTGCGTTGATCGCTGCGGCGAGAGCAGTCGCGATCTGGGCGGTGGTCTGCGTCGACAGCACTGCCAGCGTGACGCGCTGGCCGGCGATATAAAGATTCAGCGTCCCGTTGGCCGTCGGTGCCGCAGTGATTGCGACGGTGCCGGTCGCTGCGATAGCCGACGGATCATCCGCGAGCGGCAGATACCACACTTCGCCGAACGGGTCGGCCGCGCGATAGGCTGCCGTCATCAGCGCGAGCATCGATCCCTGACCGCCGATCGACTTGGCTTCGGTTGCGCCTTGGGAGATCTGCGGAGTGTTCGCAGTACCCGTTCCACTTGCTGTCATCTGGCCGATGATCAGCGCGCGCTGGGTTGTCGCACCCGTGTTGGCCTTGCTGTTATCCAGTTCGGCATAGAACAGCGGCACCCGCAGGTTGCTGGGGATGTTTTTGAAAGCGATGGTCATTCAGGCTTCTCCAGAACAAAAACCCCGCTTTAAGCGGGGTCTGTGTCGTGAGGGGTTGGATGGGGTTAGGAGGCGTCGGCTTTGGGCTGCTTCGCCGGTGCGCTTGCCTCGACCCGGATCGCATCGCCATCGCTGATCCGGCGAATCCAGTACAGGTCGAAGTCGTCGACCTGATGGCCTTCGTCGGAGATGAATTCTTTTGTGACCGGATCACGCAGTTTGATACCGGGTGCAGGTTTGACGATCATGGTCGGTCCTTATTGAGGGAGCGTTATGGTCAGCCCCGGTTCGGTCGTGCCTTCAGGCTGCGGAATTCCAACGCTGACGGTTGTCAGCGGCGTCAACGGGATCGGATAGAAGTCTTCCGGACCCTGGTAGAACTTCACTTCGATCGACATGGCAAGCTCTGCCATCGGCATCGAGCCTTCCGAACTCGTGTTGATCTCAGAATCGACCGTCGTGAACTGCTCGATACGCTGTCCGCCATTTGGGTCAGCCCAGATCAGCGGGTTATTGATCAGCGCGCTTTCGATCTGAAACTTGAGCGTTTCGGCTGCCGCGAGCGCCGCAGCGGAGCCGGTGTCAACAACGCCGGCTGGCGCCTGAACGCGCGCCAGTATCTCGAGCGTCGCGAAGACATCGAACTCGGGCGCATTCGGCCCGAGCGATACCTTGCGCTCTTTCCTCGCGTGAACGAGGATCAGCGGGTAGGAGGAGGGCGAAGTCGGCCAGTCGTAGGGCGAATAGACAGAAGTCCCCGCCAGCGTCTGACCGGTCAGCGCCTGAACAAAGAGATTGCGAATGTCGGCGGATGTCGTCATGGACTACTCACTTTCGACAGCATCAACTTGCCGCCGCCGTGGCTATCGGTGCGAACCTCGCGCACGACAAAGGTCGTATTGATGCTCGCGACCGACAGGCTATCGTTCTGCAGAGGAGGCGAGGGGAACTGGGACAACTGCACGCCAAGCACCGCGCTGATATCCGTCACGCCCTGCGATGCGTCCTCGAACATCACTTCCTTGAGGTACGCATCGTCGAAAACGCCCGTGATCGGATACGGTGTGCCGGCGTACGGTCGATACGTCACCGCCTCGCCGAACACGCCCATGAGCGGGCCGATTACGGTAGTGCTCCAATCGATCATGGTGCGCCTCCGATCTGAGCCGCCTTGCGTTGTCGCCAGATTTCTCGCATGGTTTCTGCGGTCCTCTCTCGGCGCGCTTGGGCTGCCTCTGACATCCTCGCGCGGCACTCGTCGGAATGCTTTCGACCAGTGTTCCCAGCTACGGTCTTGGCGATTGCTTCGACGGAGCGAGTCTTGCCGCGATTCGCATTAGCAACCTTCGCAACCATCTCGGGGTCTCGCTTTTTCCCGCGCTTCGATGCCGAGATGGCTCCGGAGATTCGGGCGCGCTCTTCAGGGGTTCGGTTCGCGTTTGCTTCCGACATCTTTCGGGCTCTTTCGGCGCGAACGTCGTCGGATATGGCTGAGTGCCAAGCAGACATCTTTGCGCGAGCGGTCGATCGATCGCACCCAAGAAAGCCTTCGCCACCAAGCGTCAGGTTGTAGCCAGATGGGGTGAATGTCCCGTAAGCGGTGATGGATGATTTCTCCATCTCGCAAGCCTCATCCCACGTTTCGCAGGATTTAATTTGCTCGACGGAGAAGGCGTCCTCTCCATACTTACGGATTGCAGCGTGCAGCGCGCTATTTGATTCTTTGCGCGCTGCAGATCGGACGTGCTGCCCCCACCTTTCGGCGACGGTTTTGGATGTAATGCCGACATACCTCTTCCCGGATGGACCGGTAACGAGATACACGAACATTGCTTATGCCTCTGAGCGACCGCTCAGGAGCACTTCGGGGCGGGTGCAAAGATAAAGTGGGTAGGCATATGCCTCCATCTTCCACCACATGCGGCGGTCGCGGTCGATGATCGGCAGCACGTAGACCGGTGCGCCCGGCTGATTGACGAACTCAGCCGATTCACCCGGTGCCATGACTTCCTGGAAGATGCCAGGCGCGTTGACCGGGAAGAACTTGACCTTGTCGTCGGCGATCTTGACCGTGGTGTTGTCGTCCGAGCCGCGGTAGTTGACCCACGTGATGCCATCGAATTCGAACGAGTTGAATGCGTCGCCGAATGCGTCGTTACGGATGTCGCGCGCGCCTTCCCAGTTCAGGAACGTGCGGATCACGTCCGGGTGATTGGAGAACTGGTCGTAGAACACGTCGCCGCACAGTGCCATGATGCGGGTCTGGTTCGTGAACGCGCCCTGCGCCTTGCGCGCCATCGTGCGCTTGATGCCGTTGATGATCGGGCGCAGGCTGTTGGCGGTGCCGGCCGCCAGGTTGAACGCGACTTCTGTAGCCTGAGTGATCTGGAACTCGTCGAACCAGTTGTACAGCACCGAGCCGTCGGCCGGGTTCAGCACGAGACCCTGCACAGCGGCGAGACGCAGGTATTCTTTCGTGTACTCGACGTTTGCCAGCAGACCCGTCGGGCCAGCCAGGCGACGTGCGACTTCGCGCTCGAGCTGCATCGGCACCGTCACGATCTGTCCGGTCGGGCCTTCCGGGAACTCGCGGATGTTCTGCAGTTCGTACGTGTAGACCGTATCCGAGTGCATCAGACGCGGCACGTCGAAGTAGCGCATCTTGCGCTTTTCGGTCGTACGCTGCGCGCCTTCCGTGCCTCGCTCGCTGAAGCCGATCAGCTTCAGCGTACCGGTACGTTCTTCGACCGACACGGCCGTCGTACGGATCGGGTTCGGATCGAAGATGTTCAGTTGACCCAGTGCCCCCGGTTGGTAGGGGTTGCGTTGTACGCCCTGCGTCAGAGTCAGCGCCGAAAAAGCGTCGCTGTTAAAAATGTCAATGATTTCGCCAGCCATGGCTTATCCCTTTCTGGAAAAAGAAAAGCCGCCTCGCTGGCGGCCTTGGATATTGCGGAAGAAGAAGCCGCCCGCAGGCGGCCTTGCTTGGGTCAGTTCGCGTTACCGCGGGATGATGGTGATTGCCACCAACCCGGCGAGCGCGGTCGTCAGAGCGGTGCCGGTGACGTCCGCCGCCCAGATGAGCTCGGAGGCGTTCACTTCGGCGAGTCGCTTGACCACGGTGCAAGGCTTGTCTGCGCTGGTCGCGTCCTTCGTTGCGAACAGGATGCCGCTCGGCGTCTGCGAGCCGTCGGTGTTCGACGGGTCGTACGTCTTGTACTTGCCCGTCGCCGTCACGGTGCCCAGCACGGTGCCCGCGAGCACCTTGGCGCCGCCGGTCAGCGTGCCCTGTTCGAACGATTGGTGGCCGGGCGCCTGCGAGACGAGAAAGCCACCGTTGTGCCAGCTCTCTACGAGCGGCGTGTAAGTCGGGTTACCCATGGTTCAGTTCCTTTGGGGCAGAAGTGGTTAGCGGCGGGACGGGTTGGCAGCCTTGAGGTTCTGGTCCCAGCGTGCCGCCATAGCCTGCTGAGGAGACTGCTTGGCGCCATTGACGCCGATGTTCGGATTGCGCGCCGAGCGGTCCGAATGGCTTGCTTGTGCCGGCGTGCTTTCCAGGATGGCGAGCGCTTCCTGGCGGCTCATGCGCGTGTTGAACGCGAGGTTGGCAGCGAGCACCGGATTGCGGGCGGCAGCCTTCGACGCGAAGATCGCTGCGCAGCGTGCCTGCTCACGACGACGAGCCTTGGCGGAAGCGCTATTGCCACGCATTTCCTCGTCGTTGTCGTCGTCGCCGTCGTCTGCTTTCGCTTCCTTCTTGCCGTCTTCGTCTTCAGCCTTGGCGTCGTCTTCGTCGTCCTCGGCCTTGGCGTCTTTCTTCTCGTCGTCGCCTTCGTCAGCGCGCGCGCCTTCCTTCTTCTCGTCGTCCTCCGGCTCATCGCCTTCAGCCTTTGCGTCCTTCTTGTCCTCGTCTTCGGGCTTGTCGTCTTCTGCCTTGGCTTTTGCAGACAGTCCGGCGAGATGGGCGAACGAAAGCCCGCGCGCCGCGAGGGTGCGAATGCTCATGTGAAAAACCTCTTGGGGTTGGGGAATGTCAGCCCAGCTCAGCGAGCAGGGATCTAAACGCTTCATCCGGCGCCATCACGGCGTCAGCGAAGCCGATCTCGACGCCATCGGCGCCGAGAAACGTAGTGGCCTGTGTGTCGCGAACCTTCGCGGCAGACAGATTGCGGTTGCGTGCGACCGTAGCGACGAACAGTTCGCCCATCGCATCGACGTCAGCCTGAAAGCGGGCGAGGGCAGCGTCCGACAGAGGAACGTATTCGCTGCCGTCGGCCTTTCGATCGCCGTAATGGATCATCGTGACCGTGACACCTTCCTTGGCGAGCGCCTTGGAAAAATCCACGTGTGCGCAGATCACACCGACCGATCCGGTCCCGCCAGTGCGAGGAACGATAATCCGGTCGGCAGCGCTCGCGATTGCGTAGGCGGCCGAATAGGCGCATTCAGAAAGGACGGCCCAGATCGGCTTGCGCCCGCGCGCGTTGTAGATCGCATCGACGAGGTCGAAGCAGCCGGCGACTTCACCGCCACCGCTGTCGATGTCAAGCATGATGGCTTGCACACCGTCATCCTCGAGCGCCATGCTCAGGTTTGCGCGGATGCCGTCGTAACCCGTCATCCCGCATACCGGGCGCATGTAGCCCGACTTCTGAACCAGCGTGCCGGTGATCGGGATGATCGCTACACCGGCGACAACGTCGTAGTAGCGATCGGGGATTGCGTCGTCCGAGTCGTCAAACCCGAACTCGCTCATCGCTACTGCATCGCCGTTCGCGCGGAATAGCTTCGTGATGCCGAAGCGATCAGCGAGAGCCGCCATCACCATTTCAGCTTTCGCCGGCGTGATGGCGAGCGGCGTGTTGAACAACCGCTGAGCCAGGAAAGGAAGGTTTTTCATTCTGCTTGGGGCTCCCCTGCGGCTTCCGTCGCTGACTCGCCGAACCATTTCGGCGGAGGCAGACCGAGGCGCTTGAACTCTGCTACCTCGATCGAGCGCTGGTGCAACACTTCTTCCCAGTCGAGGCCCTGCTCGGCACACTCGCGCTTGAGCGTCGATAGACCACCGTCGAGACCGAGAATCGCACCCTGCTTTTCCTTCACAGGGTCGACCCAGCCGCGCGCTACACCCAGCCAGTCACAGCGGGCATAGGCCGTTGCTGCGTCGATGAAATCGGGCGCATTGCGCGGCAGAACGTCGTCGAGATCGCCGCGCTCCATCGCTTCCTGAAGCCATGTCGCATAGAGAGGCGTTGCGGTGCCGATCTTGTACTCAGTGTTGCGCCGGGAAAGCGTCTTCCAACTCTCGAGCAGGGCAGCGCGCGCGCTCGAGTAGTTCGTCTTGCTCCAGTCCTGCGTGATCTGCTCGGCAGACACGCCAAGCGCCGCCGCGATCGAGCGGAGCATTTCGTGTGCGAAGTCAGCAAAGCCATCGTGCGGGTGGGCCGCAGCGACCTGTTTGATTTCTTCGCCGGGTGCCAGCGTCGGCACACGAACATCGTTGAGCATCGCCGGCCGCGTCTTCGACCAGTCGGTACGCATCTCCTGATAGAAGCCGATCTCGTCGCCATCTGACTCCATGGCGGCTTCGATCATCGCCGGGTCATACGGGCTCGTCACATACGTGCCGAAGATCGTCGCGACCGTGGCAGCCTGCAACTCGACGCCGTAGTAGCGGGCGAGCATCTTGGCGTGCTTGAGAACCGGCGTGAAAATACCGATGCCGCGGTGCTGGTTGGCGCGATCGCGTTCAAAGTCGTGAATCACGCGGCGCCAGCCGTCGGGGTCTTCGCGCTCGATGCGCTCCCAGACCATCGACTGAACGGCGTTGTACCAGTCGTTCTGCTCGGCCTTGCGGATGTGATAGGCGACCGGAACACCGTAGTCGTCGATTTCGACGCCACCGCGGAGGTACTTCGAGTCGATCATCTGATACGGGTTCGACAGCCGGTCAGGGTCGACCAACTGGAACGCCGTTGCATACTTGGCCGCACCGCGACCGATGCGCTCGGGCAACCAGTACGACAGAAACAGGCTTTCGCCGTCGACCAATTTGTGACGAAGACCGAGGCGAAGCTGCTGCGAGATCGTGAGTTCTCGCGAGACGTCGTTGTAGTGGCCGAGATCTTCAGAGTAACCACGCCACAGCGCTTCCACAGCGCGCCGGAATTCATCGGCCCACGTTGCGTCGAACCCTTTCGAGAGCATCGAAAGGGCGAGATAGTCGGGGTTTGCCGACAAACGGAGGTGTGCGCCAACCGTGTTGTCGAGAATGCGGGTAATGCCACCGTTCGCCCAGCCGTCATTGCGGGCGAGGTCCCGGTGACGTGCGACCATCTGGTCGCGGTACAGGTTAATTTCTGAGTCGGGCGAGCGAATCCACGGATACCAGTTGCCCATCTCCGGCGTCTGGTAGCTCGACGCCTCATAGGGGAAGGCGTTGGGGTAGGGCGGCACAGCGAGCACCGTGCTACCCAGTCCCGAATCCGCGCGCGCACGACCGCCAGTCGGCAGGTCCGCGAACGGCTTGCCGGTAGAGTCGACGATGAGTGACATTAGAAGCGAATCCTTCGTGCGCGCGGGTAGTGGCAAATGATGCCGAGTGCTTTCTGCAGCATGAGGATGGTGCGGTAGATATCCATCTTGTCGGTCTGCTGATACGTGACCGACTTGGCGCCGTCGCCCTGCGAGTAACTGGCCGTCACGACCTTGGCGCCGGCCTGCAGATCGAAGTAGGCAGCCTGAAGCGCCGCCAGCCTCGATTGCATGTCTGCGGGGCTCATTCCGTCAGTGATAGCCATGGTTTTCCTGTTAGGCCAGACGACTGGCGAAAGATTTGCGAACCGGCTTTACCGGATCTGGTTGGGGCGCTTCAGGCGCAGCCATTGGTGTATCAGCAGGCACATCCGCAACTTCTTCGGATGCGTACGGCTCGATAACGCCATCGGCCCGGCGGTTCAGCTTCAGACCGCGGTGAATCAACCCGCACAGCGCCGCATACGAGTACACGGCAAGGTCGAGCGCTTCGTTGGCCCGGCCCGGCGGCAGTTCCCAGATGCGGAACTTCTGCCCGTTCACGAGTTTTGCCACCGATCGCTCGGAGACGAGTTGCGCGAAGTAGTTGATGTCCCGGTCAGCCGGGAAGTGCATGTAACCCGGCCCGGGTTCTTCAATGTGAAGCCGGGCGCGGATAACGTCTTTCGCCGCATTCACGCCAATGATGATCGGGCGGTAGGTCGCCTTGTTACGTGCACTAGGGCGCTTCGTCGGCCACACGGGTGAACGAGCACCACCGCGGGCAGATTCACCCTTGATCGCCCAGATTCGACGACCGATGCGCGCCTTGCAAAAGTCATAGACGCGCTGCGTATGGTGGCCGCCCGAGTCGATACAGGCTGCTTCGACCTTGAACGGTCGACCGTCGGCGCGGCGCCATTGGCGCATCAGGTACGCGTCGACGCGGTCCCACAGTTCATCGCTTTCCGGATCGCCTTCGAATACTTCATGGTCGATCGACCAGCGTTCCTCGTTGCGACCCCAGCCGACCGTTTCAACTTCGACGCGGTCGTCTTGCACGTCGCCAGCAGCCGTCAGGACTGCAACGCCGTCGGGCACCTCGGCCGCCCAGACTTCGGTGCGGGCCGCGAGCTTCGCCTCATTCAGCGCGCGCTCGCCGCGGTCCTCGTAGGGTTCGCCGAGAACGAGGTTGATGAACGTCTGGCGGGCGAGGGGATCGTCTTTCACCCGGAGCCATTCAGCAACCAGATTCGGCCACGAGGCATTCGGGAACAGCGAGTAACCAGCCCAGATATGAAACCCGGCATGACCATTGAACGGCTTGTCTGCGCGCCACTCGCCGGCGGCGATCATGTCGGGCTTGTCGGCTTCGTTGATGATGCAGCCGTTGTGCTTGCAGACGTAGTAGGTGGTCGCAGGGATGCCGTTTCCGGCTTCGTCCTTATCCCACTTCATGCCGTGCGGGGTATCGACGCCGCCCCATTCGAGCACCTGAAATTCGCCGCAGTGCGGGCAGGGAACCCAGTAACGACGCTGGTCGCTGTCGTTGAAACTCTTCTCGATCCGGCTGTAGCCTTTCACGGTGGGCGTCGATCCGAGCACGATCTTGCGATTCCAGAACGTCTCCGACCGCTTCGTGCCGAGCGCGATCTGATCGCCTTCATTGCCGGCGCCGTCGACTGGATATGCGTCGACCTCGTCGAACATGACGACACGCGAGGTAATCCGCCGGAAGCCAGCCGGGCTGTTCGCACCCACGAGCGTCAGGCTCGAGCCATTGCGGAACGTCTTCGCCAGAATGGTCTGGTCGCTGTTCTTCGCCTTCTGGTCGCCTGCGATCGCAGCCAGCACCGGGGTGTCCCGAAGCATCGGCGCGATTTCGGTCTTCGAGTAGCTTTCCGCATCCTCGACGCGCGGCTGCACGACAAGGATCGGCGAGGGGTCCTGGTGGATGAAGTATCCGACCGCATGGTCCATCAGCTTCGTATAGCCGACCCGAGCCGACTTCATGACGCTGATCTTCTCGATGCTTGGGTCGGTTACTGCATCCAGCATGCCCCGCTGATAGCCAAACGCCCGGAAGCGGCCTGTCTGGGCGCTTGTCTCGCGCGACAGCACGGCGTATCGCTCGGCCCACTGGCTAAGCGTCAGCCTGGGAGGCGGCAGCAGATTCTCTTTGCGCGCCGCTATGAGTCCGCGCTCGAGCGTCAGATGACCACGAGCGTAGCGCCGCGCTTCAGGCGGGACTCGCTCCATCACGTGTCAATTCCTCAAGCGCTTCTACGATGATTTCCTGCAGGACCGCCTGCACTTCGGCGACGGTCTTGCATCGGTGAACGCGCGGCGCCTGCTCGGCAGGGATCGCCAGCAGCCGGGTTCGCACCTTCGCGTATTCAGAGCCGACCGCAGCCGCCACCTCAGTGGCATCGACCACCGCGCCGGCCTTCTCGTCGTACTCCAACTGATTCAGCAGCGCGAGGTAGTTCTCCTTCACGCGCCGCGCCTCGTCGAGATCCATGTCGGCGCCGTTGGCCGTCAGGACTCGCACTGCCGCCTGCTCGAAGCTTTCGCCCGCGCGCTTTGTTACCTCTACCGGCTTGTTACCGGGCGCGTTACCTTCGGGCGGGGTAACAGTGATTGCAACGCCGTCGCGCCGGTATTTTTTCAGCAGCGCGTTCGATTCTTCGGCGTCGACCTGATCGCCCGCAAACACAAGCCAGCCGCGCTCTTTCCACTTTGTGACCGTCTTGCGACTGACGCCATGAAGTTCCGCGAACTTCGCCTGGTTCATGGTCGCCATCTGTTACCTGAAATTCAAAAGTTCATACCTAGACGAAGATCGCAGCGCGCAATTGCCCTCGATGCGGAGGGTCGGGGAAGGACCCGCCCGGGTGGAGCGGGGCAGGTCGGCTCGCACCCTCCCGGTGCATCACCTCGCGCTCGCGATCGCCCTCTGCATGGCCCTCGCGAACTCGACCTTGAACTGCGACGAGACCGTCCGTTTGGCCAGCCCGCGATAGTCCAGATGCTGCTTGACCACGTGCGCGTTATCGAACTTCACGAGTAGCGTGAGTCCTGCCTGTTTGCCGCGCGTCGCCTTCGAACGCTGCCACACACCATCGACTACGCCGTTCTTCGTCTTGACCTTCCCGACGAAGACGTTCTTCTTTGCTGCGAGGCGTTTGACCGCAGTGCGCGGCAGGTTGCCGTACTGGTTGACCTTCTGGTCGACGGGCTTGAGCAGCGCCTTGCTGTTCAGTTTGTTGAAGCCGCCCACCTCATACGGCGCGAGGTAGGATGCCGTCTTGTCTTTCACATAGACGGTTGCGGTCAGACTGGCCTTCGTGGACAACTTGACCGACACCCCGCTCAGCGTGAACGGAGTTGGCCGGTCGAGCACCTTCTCCATGTTCTCGCGCTCGAGAGTTTGAATCGTCTTCGCGAGAGAGTTGATCGCCTGCGAAGCGCCGAATCTGAGTTGCTTCTCTGCGACGCCGGCAAAGGCGCGCTCGAGTTGCTTCAGATCGCCGCGGATGTTCAGGTCAATCATGCGAGCCACGCCGACGGCGCGTCTTTCTCCGAGTCGTGAAGCGGAATCTGTGCGAGCGATTGCGGCACTGATCCGAACGCAAATGCCATCACGTCGACCGACAGGCTGCCGTCCAACTCTGTCGCCTGGCTGAGCACGATCGCTGGCACGACTTTCTGGCCGTTGCCGAACTGACGGTGGCGAAGCAATACCGTGCGGCCAACCAGTTTCGGTTCGATATTGGCCTTCTGTTTCTCAGCCGCGTCGATTGCAGGTGATTCGTTTCTTTTGGAGGCGCGAGGCATCGGAGGAATTCACTCGTTTGTAGCCGCTGTGCGACTGTTTCTATTCTTCGACTCGTGCGCGTAGCCCTCAAGCCACACGCTGCCCGCGGAAATAAGCCTTCCCGTCATCCCGCACAGCGCAGAACTCCGGGTAAAGCATTTCGCCATCGCGCCACGTAAGCACCGCGAAGCCGCTTTGCCAGTTGGCATTCTTGCCCGTCAGGTAGTGGAACTCGTCCTGATCGGCGTCGGCGAGCATGCCGGTCTCGATGCCGTAGCGCAGTTTGCCGAAGCCGCGGAACTGAACGACCTGCAATCGGTGCGTGTGGCCCGTCACTACGTGGAATCCGGCGCCCTTGACGACGTTGTTGTACGCCGCGTGCATACCATTGGCGACGGCGTGAATCACCTTCGTGTCGTCGTTGATGTCGATACGATACGAGTCATGCCAGCCCGGCAGATGATCGGCGAGGCTGAAACCGGGAACGCCCTCATACTCAGGGGCCTGCGAGGCCAGCCGTGTATCAAAACGCTCGTCGTGATTGCCTTTGGTGCGGAGTTTCTTCAGCCCCATTGCGACCGATTCGATTTCGCCCAGTCGCTCCTGCACTGCTTCGAGCTCATCCTTGACGCTGAATGCCTTCTGCCAGCCGATCCGGCCGTGACGGCTTATCTGGCCGCCGTCGAGCAAGTCGCCATTGAGGATGACCGCGCGCAACTCGGCGCGGTGCTCGGCGATGACGTTGCAGAACGCCTTATGCGCTGTCGTGATGCGGCCGGGCGAGTAGTGCGCGTCCGATCCGATGATGACGCTGCCGTTGGCGATCGCCAGATCGGTAATCGTCTTGTGCTCGCGAAGCGTCACCTGAATGTCTGAACCTCTCGACAGACGGCTGCGCAGCGTGCTTTCGGCAATGCCCATCGCTCGCGCGGCAGGACGGATGCCACCATGAGCGGCCACTACATCTTTCAGGTCGGACATGTGTTTTCGCTCGGTGGCGCAAATAAAAAAGCTCGCCGAAGCGAGCAACTAGCCAGGGGAGACGGCCAGCGAGGAGATAGGGGACTACTCGTCACCGCCTTCAATCAGATCAGCCCAGTCCGCACAGGCTTTCGCCGCGCCGAGATGCCAGGTGCCGAGCCACAGGAAAGCAGCGGTGTACGGGTTCATTTCGTCAGCTTCCGCAGTTCATCGAGACGTGCAACGAGGCTGGCCAGCAGCGCCGGATCGAGATTGCGGATGCGTTCGATGTCGGCTTCGATGCTGTTGATTAACTCTTGGGCGTTCATATGGAATTCTTTCCGGGCTTCTCCCCCGGAGAGAGCCGTATTGCGCGGCTTGCTGCGGGCTTGGTGCGTCTCAGGACTTTCCGAGGCGCGGCGGGAAATCAAATAGGGCTTCAGCGGCCTTGCGCGCCTCGCTCCAGCCTTCTCGGACATGGAGTGTGCGGCGCTTCTCGGCGCGCTGTCGTTCTGCGGCTTCGCGCTCCTGTCGCTGCTCCATGATGCGTTCGGGATTCCCGTACGCGTAGGATGGAAGGGCGGTTGAGCGCATGGCGAGCGGAAACGAAAAAGCCCCGCACGGCGCAAACCGGCGGGGCTCAAATTTTGGTGGCTTCTTCAGCACCACGGGTGTCAATCTACCAGAACCCGAGCGGGTTTACAACCCCTCTGCGAAAATATTTTTAGAGCGTCAGTTCCACGTCACTTCGCCGCGCGGCATCATGGTATCCGCCATCGTCGTATAGACCTGTCCGCAGCCGCACCGGAGAATTCCCTTGTACGGCTGGAAGTCGTGTCGGTGGATCAGTTCGCACTCGTCCGCGTAGTAGAGCTTCCGTGTCTCGCCGGGCTTGAGCCGCCGGCATACGCTGAACATCTGGCGAGGTTTGCCCGACTCCAGGCAGACGTAATGCGCGCTGTTGACGTACAGATCCTCTCCGGTCGCCTTCACGCGCACGTGATCCATAGGCAAGAATCCCTCACTCATACCGCCTCCCTCTTTGCGCAACCGACACGGTGATACATTGGGGTGCCCGGCTTCCCGGGATAGCCGCCACATTGGCACGTCACTTTGAGTCTATCGGCGAGCGTTGATCCAGGCGGGCATGGATTAGGGGTGTCGCACCGACCAACTTCACACCACCCACACCAGCACGTCTTTTCTGGCGGAAGTGAACTGAGATAGGCCATATTGGCTTGCTGTTCTGAGTTGAAGTACGAGCCTTTCATGCCACCTCCATAATCTTGATCAGCCCGCGCGCCTCGAATTTCGGCAGAAGCAGGGACTTCGCTTCCTGGTAGAACGCGTGCGATTGCTCGGGCGATAGGCGCGGATTCGAGAACACCGAATACCCCGCGCGCTTATTAGTCATCGACGTCTGAATAGCCGCTCTGTGCTCCCATCTCGGCAGAGCATCTACACAGGCGTCCACGGCCTCGCCATTGCGCTTGAAGATCTTGGCGTCCACCGCTTCCGAGCGCTCCTGATCCGTCTGGTTCTTCGCCGGGATTTCGTACTCGCGGCACGTCGGCGAGCAGCGGGGCATGCCCAACTTTTCGCTGTAGGTGCTTTGCCAGCGATGCCACGCTAAAAGCAGTTCTTCAATTTGATCTGATTGGTCTTGCGTCATTTCGAACCCCGCCCACGATGTTGTTAGAAACGCCAAACCGAACACAATCTATGGCGTTTATTCTATCAAATAATCAGGACAACTACAATTAATCGTGGTTGTCAATCACATATTTTGCGACTACTGTTCGTAGCCCGTCATTCCCAGATGCTCGTATCGAACGCCGCCGACTTCTGCGGTCGTCGCAGCCTCTGGCTGACGGTCCGGAGCATCCCGATACTTCCTGCGTTGAAGCGTCACCGGCGGCGCACGATGCGCGAGAAGCAGGGCACCCAGCACGCAGAATGCTATGAAGCACAGCGCGAAGCCGACGAGAAGGCCGTGGATGAAGTAGGTCATTTGGCACCTCGCGCACAGTCGATCACATTAGCCAGCGTCGCAGCCATCGGCGGCATTCCCATCGGGACATCGACCGTCTTGATGTACCAGTAGTAGCCCATCTCGTACTGACGCAACTCCGCTCGCGAACGAAGGAAGTCGTATCGAGCGGCATCCGCACGAAGCGCCCGCACCTCGGCGATGAGGGCGAGAATCACCGCCGGCGTGCACGCCTCCGCGAATACTGCGTCGATCGGATGCATGAGCATGTTGCATACATACTCCGATTCGACATACCAACTTTCCTCGCCGATGTTTTCGCCGTGATCGGCTGACGCTTTCGCGAGTGCTTCCAGCTTGTCCAGATCCACCATTACGCTGCCTCCTTGATTTGTTGTGCCGCAGTCACTGCCACGCCGAGCGCCGGCCATGCGTGCGATTTGACGCCATACAGCGGGCCCGGATTTGCTTTGCGCCCCACTGCCTTTTCCTTGCCGCCAAACAGATCTATGAGTGCCTGACGGATATTCGCGTCCTTGGCGCGAGGCGTGCCGCACATGTGCAGCTTTACGTCCCTGCGGTAGACGAGCCGCACAGCGTCCGGGTCGTGGTAGGCCTGAACAAAGCGGCCGATCCAGACGCACGTTTCAAATACCTCGCGCCCGACTGCCATGCCGTAGCTGGCGATCATTTCGATTGCCACATCGTTGACTCGGGATGGACTCTCCAGCGACCGGACCATTTCCTCGTTATCCATCACACCGCTATCGAGAACCGCCATTCGCTCAGCGTCGTACTCGACCCAGCCCGATTGGGTAGTGCCGGGGTCAATAGCCAGCAAAACGGTCATGCTTCCTCCAGTTCAAGATTCATCTTTCGTGCGCGTACCGGCTCCCACTCCGCGAAGGCCCGGTCCCACACGTCAAACTTGAATTCCCGCGTCGCGCTGCCTTGATCGATAAACGCATGGCACGCGCGGCAGCCGGGTACAGTAAATTCGTGTCGCGCCTTGATGCCCATTCCTTTCCCGTGTCGGCTCTGATTCGAATGGCAGGGAACGACCGTGGCGGGGTCATGCAGGCATACACCGAACACGCTGAGGTAGCACCGCTCGCCGCGGCACGCTTCGAGGTACTTCGATCCCTCGGCGACAGTGGGCTTCTTCACGCGGCGCTTGATGCCTCCACTCCGCACTTCGGCTCGCCAGTCTTTCTGATCGACTGGTGAGCTTTTCCAGGAGCCGCGCTTGAGTGGCGTAGTGCGCGGGCCGAATCCTGAGCGCTTCATGCTTCCCTCCACATCGCCACAAACGTCATGATCAGGTAGAAGGCTGCGCACCCAATAGCGACCGGCGTCGACATGCGGGGCGAGCACATCACCGCCATCAGGATTGCGTATAGCTCACTGCGTTTCATAGCGCCCTCGCTTCCGCGCGCCGCGTCGATTCGATCGTCCGCCATGCCTCGATCTTTGCCTCTGCCGCGGTGATTAGCCAGCGTAACCGCTCCTCCTCCTCGGTCGCGATCTGGAGCGCAGCTAGCGTCTCGATGTACTCAGGATCGGCGTAGGCTTCTCTTTCCTGAATCGCGGCCGTCTTGTGCCCCTTGATTTCAGCCGCACGCATCAGCAATGCCTTCTTGCTCTTGCGGAAGTTCTCCAGGTACACGCGCTGGGCCTTGGCTTGCGCGTAGGCCGGCGCGTTATCGCGGATGAAGTCCAGCGCGCGGAAGATGTTGATTTCGCCTTCGTCGGTCACAGAGCCTCCGCCAGTTCCATGATCTGTCTCACCTTGGAATGCAGATCCTCAATCCACCCCGTATTCGCGACGGTCCGCATGTCGGCATAGAACTCGCTCAGCGCGCCTTCCGATCGGTGACCGGGGAGTGACGAGCCGCCGTGCGCCGGCCGCACGATATGCCACGCCTCACCGCGGCGGCGCTTCACCGCCTCCAGCTCGTTCGGAAAGCGGCAATCGTCGACGACGACGCTCAGCCCGCTGTTCAGGTGCGCGCAGACTTCCTCTTCCCACAGTCCTGTCCAGAACTCCGGGCCGATCAGGTCGCGGCCCCATTCGGTGCCGAGCGTGACCATTGCGTGCCGCGGCGTTTTCCCGCACAGCAGCTCGCACGGCTGCTCCTTGCGGCTGCCTTCGATTTCCTCGTCGTCGAGACCGATCGCACGGAGCATGTTTTTCAGCGGGCCGGCGAACTTCACGCGGTGATAGCCGTGCTCGGCAATCAGGTAGTCGGCCACGGTCGATTTGCCGGCGCCAGCGTTGCCCACCAGGGCGATGACTTGGGGTTTCATGCCTGCTCCTTGTCGAGTCCGAAATACGTGCGCCAGTAGACCTTGCCTTGAGGCGTCAAAAATCCCCAGCTATTCGATTTCTTGCCCATCACGAAGATGGATTTGGCGACCGTGCCGCGCGGCAGGATCAGACGGTGGAAGTCGGTAGCGCGACGCAGGACAATTGCGCCGGGACCGCGCCAGATTATTCCGTAGTGCGCGCATAGGCCGGAGTCCGGCGTCTCGGTTGCCAGGCAATCAAGAAGGCGATCGTAGATCTCCGGGCGTTGCAGCGCATACGGAGTGGGCTCGAACACTTCCCAGTAGCCGCCCTCCAGCACGATCGACAGCGACCAGGACGGATGATCGTGAAGGTGACGATCGTTGTCGCTGCGGAGGATCGTGTGCGCGCGGATAGCGATGTTGCGGCAGAGCCAGCGGTAGAGCGCCGACGACTGCGGCATCTTGCCGATGCGTGCGCGCTTCCACGCCGGGTTATCGCCGTTGCGCTCCGGGCTGCGATAGCCCAGCACCCAGTCCCGCAGCATGTAGCCGTCGAGATGGTAGTAGGGCGTCGCACGGGCGCTCTCGTGAACGCGCAAGAGCTGCTTGATGATCAGGTTCTTCACTTCGTTTTCTCCTTCTCGTCCAACTCCAGATTCTTCTGCGCTTCTGCGTGCTGCAAAACCCAGTGGGCGAATTCGAGCAAACGCTCTGCGCGCCCGCAGATCTCCAGCTCTGCGGCTTTGTGGCCTACCTCTTGTGTGGTCAGATTCATGCGGCCTCCGTCATTGCTTCGTCTGCGGCTTGGATGAACGCTGCCGCCGCGTGCCTGTTGATCGCGTTACCGTAGGCGCGCAGTCGTCCCACTCGGGCGGGAGCCCCATCAACCAGCGGGAATGTGCCGGGTTCAACTGGCCGCCACTTGCCGTCCCGGCAGAGCAGCCAGTCAGCATCTCGCCAGAAGCCGTTAGTCGGGCCGGGCCGTCCGCAGTCAGCGTCGCCATTGCCGCCAGATCCGGTCCGCGCGATCGCATCGCCTCCCGAATCCCGCCCTCCGTCGATCGGACACCCTTGTCCGCTAGTGCCGACGTAGGCGTTGGCCATCCCGCCAGCTTCGCGGCGCCCGGCAACTTGAGAACCGGCTTCGTCTTGTCGCCCTGGCTGTAGCAGTGCGTCGATCCCTTCGCATCGTTGACTACCGGAGTCGGCCACGACGCCAGCCACGCCACGCGCCCGAGCAATGCATTCAGCGGCACGTTGGCGCACTCGCTGCCGTCCTTGTGATCGCGCGTCGTTGGCGTAGGCCACGAAGAACGTTCGGTCGCGGATGTGCGGAGCACCGACGCCCGCAGACGGGAAAGGCGTCGCCCCGCAGGTGTAACCCATGCTTTCCAGGTCATCGAAAACAAGGTCGATCCAAGTGTCGACGTCCTTGCTTGCAACCTGCTCGCCAAGGATGACTGAAGGGCGGCACTCGCTGATGAGATGGTCCCACGCCGGCCAGAGGTGCCGCTCGTCAGCAAACCCAAGTCCTTTGCCTGCCGCGCTGAAAGGTTGGCACGGACAGGAACCGGTCCAAACAGGTCGATCGTCAGACCACCCAGCGAGTCGAAGCGCGGACGACCAGACTCCAATTCCAGCGAAGAAATGGCACTGGGTGAATCCGCGAAGGTCGTCTGGTCGAACATCCTCAATGCTCCTTTCATCCACTTCGCCGGCGGCAATGTGGCCGGCTTTGATCAGGTTGCGCAGCCATTGGGCAGCGTGCGGGTCGATCTCGTTGTAATAGGCGCCGGTCATCATTCGCCCCTCGTGAGTGCGCACCACGTGTCGCGGTATTGCTCGGCGAACGCTTCGAGGATCTCGCGCCAATGGATCGCCAGCGCAAACAGCGGGGTCGTCACTGGGATGAGCACCAAGAGGATCAGTGCGGCCAGGCGCAATTGAACCGGATGTCGCTGCCAGTATTTGCGAAGGCTCATGCTGCCTCCCGATCGTCATCTACAAGGTGGTGATAGACGCGGCCGGGTTGGCCGGTCGGGGCCGATACCAGACCAGCAGCCGATGCGAACGGATTTACTGCCTTCGACACAGCACAAGTGCGGTTCGCGCGCCGGCGTCTCTTATTGGCTGCCACCTTTTCTTCGTATGGGATGGGCTTCGGCATCGGGACGTTTTCTCCTGGTCCGATTGCATAGATCGCGTGGGGAGTGCCGCCGCGCGCACGGCGCCGCCAGTCGATGATGTGAATCCGACCTTGCGGCCCTGCATTCGATTCGCGGATTTGCTCGGCTACCGAAGATTCGGAAAGTCCTGTGCGCTTGACCAGTTCCCCAGACGTGCCCGGCGACTTGATCAGCTCCGCTTCGACCAGATCCCATGCGAACGGCTTGACGCCGCGGTCGTTATGAACACGCGGGCCAAGTCCAAGCCGCTTCGATGCATAGGTCGCTGCCGCTGCATAGGTGCGGTTATCGAGAAACCGCAGACAGCTTTTGAAGTTGCCTTCGCCGAGCCAGGCATTACGCACGATCTCGATTTCCTCGTTACTCCATGGCCGATTCATGCCGCCCCCTTCTGATAAAGGTACTTATGCGCCACGTCGGTCGCGGTATGCAGTTCGCCGAGCGTGGCGAGTTTCAGCTGCTCGCGGCGCATTTCGATGGCGCTGCGGATCGCTTCCAGTTCGAGCGCTTCGAACGTCAGCGCGCCCGTGTCGAGATAGCGCTGCTTGACCGCCCGCATGGCGTCGAGCGCGACCACGAGATAGGGCTTTGCCTCCTCGCCGATGCCGCCGCCCGTGGCGAATATCCATGCCTGATTCAATGCTTTGCCGATGACGTCCCAGTTCTCAGGCGTGCCGCGGCCTTTCTCGATGGCGTCGAGAGCCAGCAGGACAGGCATTTCGAGCCGGTCGACCTCCGATTCCCTCAGCGGCTCGCGCTCGACCTTGGCGGCCATCAGCCGGGTCATCACGGCGAGGCGACAGACGTCGGTCTTGTTGCGGTCGACGCGGACCTTGCGATTCTTCTGGCTGCGGCTCATGCTTTCGCCCCGTAAGCAGTCCTATGGAGTGCGCTTGTTCTTACTCTGTTCATCATTCCCCCGTTCCCTCTATCTCTGTTTCCGTTGTTCCCACATCGCCTTGAGCCCCTCTTTCACCTTCTCCGCATCTTCCGCGCTGTGCATCGCGAGATTGGCGATGTAGGCGCGGCGTTCTTCGAGGCTCCAGCTGGCGATTTCTTCGATGACGTCTTTGATCTGGTCTGGCGTCACTCAAAACCTCTCTTCGACTTTCTCGGCGCCTCGTCGCCGGGCTGCGCTCCGAATCTCGTTCCGGGCATCAGATCGGCGAACAGGGTGCGCTCGCCGATGTAGGCTGCGCCTACGATTCCGGTCGGTCCGTTGCGCTGCTTGGCGATATGGATTTCAGCGACGCCCTTGTCCCGCGAATCCGGGTTGTAGACCTCGTCCCGGTAAAGGAAGATGATCACGTCCGCGTCCTGCTCGATTTCGCCCGAGTCGCGCAGATCAGACGGCAGGGGCCGTTTGTCGCCTCGCTCGTCGCACTTGCGGGAAAGCTGCGCCAGCAGCACGATCGGCACTCCGAGTTGCTTGGCCATAGCCTTAAGCCCGCGCGTGTTGGCGCCGACCTGTTCGTTGCGGTTATTGCCCTCGGTCGCCGCCATCAGACCGAGATAGTCGATGACGATGAGCCCCAGGCCAGAGCGGCGCTTGACCATGCGCGCTGCACCGCGGATCGCGTTCAGAGTCATCGCCGGGCGGTCGTCGACGATCAACTGCAGTTCCGAGACGCGCTGAACGCCTTTTGTCAGCATCGACCATTCGGCCGAACCGTCATCCTTTGCGAACTTCTTCCCGTCGAGAATCTTGTCCATCGGCAGACCGGAAGCCCGGGAGAGCGCCCGCGAGCAGAGTTCGTCGCCGACCATTTCCTGCGAAAAGAAGAGGCTCGTCGTGCCGGCGTCGGCCGCCGCTTCGGCCACACCCAGCGCGATCGCGGTCTTGCCCATGCCCGGGCGGCCCGCGACAATGATCAACTGTCCGGCACGCATGCCGCCGCCGAGCTTTTCGTCGAGATCCCGCAAGCCGGTGGAGAGCGCTTTGCTATGTGTGCTCGAGCCGTGAAACTGCTCGTCGATGCGTTCGACGATCGGCGTGAGGAATTGGCCGATGAGTTGCGGATCTTTCGCGCTGGCATCGGCCAGCGGTTCAAACTTTGCCTGCGCCGCGTCGATGATTTCATTGACCGTCTTGCCGTCACGGCTGTAGACCAGTTCCGCGACTTCGTCAGCAGCGGTCAGCAGGCCGCGTAGCTTCCAGCGGTCGATCACGATTTCCGCCCAGCGCACGATTCCGGCCGCGCTCGGTGCGGCTGCGACGACCTTGTTGAGGTATGGCAGGCCGCCCACCTGGTCAGCGTGGCCCGAGCTCGCCAGCGCCTCGTAGACTGTGATCATGTCCGCTCGCCGGTTAGCGATGATCATGCGCTGGATCGCGCTGAAGATCAGCCGGTGGTCGTAGCGGTAAAAGTGTTCGGCGCACAGATGGCCGATGCGGTCGATCGCCTCGTTATCCGTCATCAGTGCGCCGATGATGGACTGCTCGGCCTCGTCGCTGTGCGGCACTTCGCGTTGCTGCTCAACGAATCTGTCAGGTGCGTTCATTTAATCGTCCTCGTGATACCTGTTCTCAAGGCACTTCTTGAAACCTTTAGGCGACGTCAGAAAGTCGATGTCTGCCACGAAGGGCTTCTTTCCCGGTCTGGGCGTTGCGCGCCCCGTCAGAAACTCAGACTCGGCGCACACCGTGAAAAACGTTCTCCATGCCTTCAATCCATCTGCGCCAGTCGCGTAGCCAAAAGGCTTGACGCTGTCGAGTTGCGCGGCCTGCTTCCATCTCGCTCTGATCGTTCCCTTGCGTGCGTCATCCAGAACCTTCACTCTCGGATTCAACGGCATGCACTCGTGATACAGGTCAACGATCTGCTGCACAGGGCAAGCAGGAATGCTCTGGGCGCTGCGCTCCCCGGTCTGTTCGCTGTTACCTTCGCCGCCACCCAGAAGGTCGGCAGTCGGCGATGCTTTTTCGCCGCTGTCGACAGAGCCGTTAGGCTCTAGGGTTTTATCTTCTCTTTCTCTTTCTCTAGCTAACGCAGATGTAACGCTGTCCTGCTCATTCGGTAACGCTTCCTGCGTTACATCTGCGGTGCTTCTGTGATTCGCGACCCGTTTTGCCGTGACGGCCCGCTTCTTTGCAGACGTGCCGTTGTGTTCATCGAATCTGGTAATCGTCAAACCTTCGTCGTCAACCTCGATCCACCCAATCGTTACCAGTGCCGCTCCAAGTCCCAACACGCCGGTCTTTCGGTCGATAGTGCGCGGGGTCATGCCCGGCATTACGCCGTCTTCCGAATGCTGGTCGGCGGTCGCCCATAGCCAGTAAAGACCGCCAATCACAGCAGCTTCGGAGCTATCAGTGATCTCAACGAGGCGCGCGACGCGAGGGTCATCCCAAAGGTTGCCTCGCATCTTGATCCAATCACCGGCCAATTACTTCCCCCGAATCATCTTCACCAGCGACACGCACAACATGTGCGCCTGCTGTTGCTTCGATTGTTTGGTCTTCAGGTGACCGATGTTGCGGGCCATCTGAAGCTGCTTTTCCTTCTCAGGCGACTTACCGGTAAAGAGATCGCGCTTCACTTGATAGCTCCGCAGGCGATAAGAAGGAACAGGACATCGGCGACCATGCAGACTCCGCATACGCAGACGCCGATGGTCAGGAGGATTGTTTTCATGCTGCCCTCTGTGCAATCACTTCTTCCATGATCGTCAGCTTCGACTGTCGATTCAGCCACTGCTGGACGCCGAAATTACCCACCGCACACGCCCACAGATCAAGAGCATCGGCAGGAAGATTTCGCCTGTGCGGCTCGTCGTCCTGCGCGAGATAGTCGGAGACGTGCTGCGCTTTCCGATCGATTCTTTCTGCCAGCGTGCAGCGGTGCATCCTCTTTATCCTTCGGTATTCCCACGAGACCCTGACCGCGTCGCGGTAGGTCTTGCAGGCTTCAACCACCTCATCGGGAAGGAAATCAGGTCGCTTGACCATCCCGCCAACCATCGCCAATTCGTCGTTCATAAGTGCCTCGCATCAAAAATTTTGCTAACCCATCCGCTAACCGCTCGGATGCAACGTAAAATTTTTTCAACTTATCTGGCCCTATGAACCCCCATGGTTTTTATTGGTTCGTCGTTATCTTTGCGACTCCCATTCAAGCAACTGAGCCTTGAAGGGGAGCCAGTGTTCTATGGTGAGTCGACTTGGCAGCCCGGAAAGATCGGCCTCGAGGTTCATTGCCTTGAACAGCGCCGTCATGCGGTGACGCGTCCTGTAGTGCGCATGTCCGGTAGCGAACATATGAGCAAAGAATCCCTTGCGAGGAATTGCGGGGCCACGCTTGAGATTGCAGGACTGACAAACGGCGTCGACATCAAGCGGCTTGTTGTAGTCGCGATGGTCGTAGACCGATGCCTGGCATCCGCAATCGGAGCACTTCAGAGCCGACGGAGCCGGGAGCGATCCTTCCTGCGTAGCTCGTCGAACCATGTTGCAGGCGTGAGCGCCACCAGCGCCGCCCCATGCGCTAGCTATCGGGGCCTTGATGCGGCATTCATCGCACAGGAAATAGGAGCCGCCGCCAGTGATGAAGTGTTCGGCGCCGCAATCCTTGCATGTGCGGCGTTTCAGCAATCCGCGATGTTTTGCTCCCATTTACGCCACCTGCCGCGATTCTTTGATCCCGCGATCCGAGGTTCCACCCGCTGGGGTCTGCGCATCATCGGAAGCGGCCGCTCGATCCAGCCTGGCTCGTCGGCTCTTGCGTTTCAGCAACTCCGGCCAGACTTTCTCGATCACATCGACCGGAAACAATTCCAGCCGTGTTACCTCGCCCTTAGTTGCCTGTTCGATCGGCAGGCCGAATTTGATAGGGATCGGCCGGCCGCCTTCATTAATTGGCATCGCCCATCGGCTAACATCCGGAGGGTGGGCGCCAATCGCGCGCGCCAGAGCGCTAGCCCGGCCACGTTCAAGAGAGAGGTAAGTTTTGAGGTCCATGCAGCACAGTATAGCGATTCACTAAAGAAAAGCAATAGTGAATCGCGCATTTATTCTTTTAGCGATTTGCTATCAAATAGCGCCCTATGAAGACAAACGACGAGATCCGCCGCGAAAACCTGCTGCGCGCGATCAAGCGCATGCGCACGGCATCGGCTCTCGCTGAAAAAGCGGGGGTTGCTGCCGCGTACCTAAGCCAAATCAAGAAGCAGGCGCCGGACAGCAAAACGGGGAAGCCCAAAGCAATGGGCGATGATGTCGCACGCAAGATCGAGCGGGCGATAGGGGAGCGTGAGGGCTGGATGGATGTGCAGCACACTGACCCAAATAGTGAAGTTTCAAAAACAAGTCAACCAGATACTCTAATTGCGCGTTTGTTTCCGGACGGTCAGGGTAATGTAATCACCTGGGCGGAGCCGGAAGACCTGGAGCCTGACGACAAGCGGGTGTGGATCGACCGGTATGACTATCGTTTTTCGGCGGGGACCGGTGTGATCCAATGGGAAGTAAGGCAAAAAAAAGCGCTCCCGTTTGATGTTGGTTTTTTCCGTGCGTTGGGAGTTCGACCGCAAGACTGCAAGCTAGCGCAGGTTCATGGTCGGAGCATGGAGCCGTATCTGTTTAACCGTGACATGATGATGATTTGCATCGCCAAGAACCAGGTGAAGGACGGCCTGATCTACGCGGTGGTTTTTGAAGACGAGCCCCTGGTCAAACAGATCTTCAAGGAGCCGGAGGGAGCAATCAGGCTGCATTCCTACAACCCGGAGTTCCCTGACAAGGTCATCCACGCAGACCAGCTCGAGAGCCTGCAGATCGCAGGCGAGGTTATCTACCGGTCTGGCTCCGGCCTCGCCGGAGGAAACTGAAACATCACTGGCAACACCCACGAAGCCCAGCTCCTGCTGGGCTTTTTTGTTTCTGTCGTCCGCCACCTCCAGGGAATTAAGCGAACGACCACTCTAACGGCGAACTCCGCCGCATCCACCCTCCCCAGCGCTAAACAGAAATATAGCGATGCGCGCAAAATATAGCTTGCACTAGATTTAGTGATTCGCTATAGTTCTCTCACACCAAGCAACACCCAACACCGCGCCAACGGGCGCACGAACCGAGGGGATGAGAGATGGACAAGAACGCAATCATCAGCGCACGCATCCTGGCCGAAGTCGCGAACGGCAAGTCGATCGACCAAGCGATTGACGCAGTGTTCGGAGAAGGCGCCTATCTCAAGATCGCCGGCGAGTTGTACGACGCGCTGCGGGCAAAGTGAACGCGGCGAAATGTCTGGAGTGGTGCCACGAGGTACGGCACCGCTTCCCGGCCGACAAGCGCACAGCACACCACGTGCTCGACTGGCTGGCGGCAAAGGCGGCGATACAGGCAGAGAGCGCAGCAGATTTTGAGGCGGTTGAGGCGACGATAGCCAACGCGAAACGGATTCTAGGAGTTGATGATGCGGTCACCGATGGTCACGAACCTTCCCGAGATCCCCAATAAGGATCGATACACAGAGTTGAAGGTGTTGAAGTCGCCGGCAGGCTATTACGTCGGCACGATGTACTGGGATGCAGAGTATCAAACGTGGGACCGCGGTTCGCGAGATTCGGGCTACTTCGCGACCGAAGCGGAAGCTGCCAAGTATTTGCAGATGGTCGAGTCGGTAGAAAACCCGCAGGAGTATTTGAGGAATTACCCGTAGTGCTCTGATTGGATGGGAATTCGCGGGCTGACGCGCGAGGGGCGGTAGGGCTTGGCCCTCGGAGAGAGAGCCCTAGAAGCAAACTCCAAAGCCGGAGATCAGCACCGGCCCCTTCCCCTAAAGACGTTTCGAATCCCTCCCCTCTGCCGATTCACCGAGTGGGCAGCACCGGGGCGATTCATCACTAATGCGGTTAGGACTGCAGATCGGAGATGAGATGAGCGATTGCACCAAGTGCGGCGAATACATGTTTTTTCCTGAGCGCCACACGTGCTCCCCGAAATGGGAAGTCATCGACGCAGACGAATGCGGCGAAAACGACTGGAAGACCATTCATGCGCTCGACGGGGAGGACGCGGCGGCAAAGTACGCGGAACAGCGCGACGATCGCAACGGCGAAGGTCCGCGTGAGCGCACGGTGATTGTCCGCGAGCCCGGTGCAAGCGACGAAAAGCGCTTTTCCATCACGTTTGAATACAGCGTCGATTACAGCGCGCAGGAGCAGTCATGAAAGCAGAGAGAGCCGTCCACCGCGTCATGCAAATAGCGACGCAAGCCGTTCCGCTACTCGGCTGGATCTACCGCGTCGATCGGGTGACGAGGTCGGGCAGGGTGATTGATTCGGAATACGTTTCCCTTGACTCGATAGCGTGGTGCTGACATGAACACTCTCTACTTCATCCTGGGCGCTTGGGCGGGCGCCGCTGGCTTGGGCATTCTCTTCATCTACGGCGCCTATCGGAAGGATCGCGAGAGCGGATTGGCCGACGAACAACAATGGATTGAACGGAGGGAAGCGTGAGTACACCGACGAGCATTGAGGATCGCGTGAAGAAGGTTATCCGCGAGCAGATGGCGATCTACGGCAGCTTCGCGCCTGACGCGATCAGCAACGATTTCAGCCTCGCGGACGACGCGGGGTTCGATTCCCTCGATCGGGTCGAGGTCGCAATCGGGCTTGAAAGCGAGTTCGGCATCGAAATCGAAGACACGGTCGTCTGGGCTATGACCACAGTGCAGGACGCCATCAACGCTGTCACCAACGCGCAAGGGGTGAGCGCATGAAAAATCAACGTGGCGACAGTTCTGTCGCATTCATCGGTTTCTTCCTGATCATCCTGTGCGCCGCTGGCTGGCTGACGCACATCGTTGATTGCCTGATGCACCAACTGTATGTGTTGCTGCTGGTCGGCGTGTTCGTGTTCCCGGTCGGCATCTTCCACGGCATCGGCGTCTGGTTCGGATTCTGGGCGTAGGAGGCAAATATGAGCGAGGCATCCGAAAGATGGCTGGCCCGCGAGCTCGCATGGGTAGACGAACAACTGGCGGCGATCGAGGCGAAAGACGAGGCGGCGTTTGAGCGGTTCATGGCCGGTCTTCTGGCCGACTGATTACGAAGCCACGGCGGCTATGAGCAGCTAACAGCCGGAACCGGGTGGGAACCCCGGGCCCTGATGGATGCAGATGGCGGAATTGGTAGACGCAGGCGGCTAGGGCATATCGCAAATCGTTGATGAGCGAGGCGCCAGAACTCGGGATCGTAAAACCCGACACCGCCGGCAGCTCCGGGTTCGAGTCCCGGTCTGCATCCATGAGGGTCAATCACACAAAACGATTCTAAGCATACCTAACGGAGAAAGCCGTGGGAAAGTTTGCAAATGCGCTGGCATGGCGCGAATACGAGGCCAAACGGGATCGCGAGTTGGACGAACACCTGGACGACGAGCCGCCGCTGACTGAGGCCGAGCGTGCGGCCCAGTGGGATGACAAGCACTGGGAGAAGGTCGACGCCTACCCGCGCACCGATCGTCAGTGGGGGACATGGTGAGAATAACCATCGATCACCACGACGGCGCGGTGACTTATCTGTCCGACGAAGGCCGCCGCCGCAACGAATCCGAACAACGCCAGCACTCAGCGTAAATCCTCATGTGGACGACTGCAGGTTCTATCGCGGCGATTGCTGCGCTGGTGATTAAACAGATATTGGGAGGCTAAATGTTCGACGCACACGAAGAAGCAAGAAAGCAGGCTCTGAAGCAGATGAGCGCCTACGTCGACAGCATCGACGAGCGCCGCGAGCGGGCGATTGAAGCGCTGGGCACGAAGTGGCTTCTGCATCCGGCGAATCAGGCGCAGCGCCGCGCGGTGCCTTACGGCGAGTGGACGCGAGGTGCGGCATGAAAGCGCTCGCCGGCAAGCGCTGGTTCTACTCGCTAGGCCAGCGCTCGGCGAACCCCGGCGAGTACACCGGGCCTTACCCCAAAGACAACTGGCCGTTCTGGGCTCGCAGCGCGTTTTACAGCGGACACGAAGACGGCCGATGGTCGAACGCGCGGCAGGCGGTCAAGCAGTGGCCGATTAGCAAACTCGCGGAGAGCGTGCAATGAGCGACTACGCACTCGCCCTCCGCAATCTGCCGACCGCGGACATTCTCACTTTGCTCGACAGCAAAGGCGCCGCACTGGAGCGCCTGGAACGCGCATACCGGACCGGCTGGTACGAGGGCGAGGGTGAGAGGGATCAGGTCAAGACGGAATACACCGCTTTGTGTGCCGAGTGGAATCGGCGGAATACGAACTGAGGGGAAGTGAATGAAGATCACGACGAAGGTGCACGTGCACGCCAAGCAGGTTCAACGGTATTGCGCTGATACCGGCACGTTCACCGAGGAGCTTGGTTGGGAAGTGTACCCGTTCGATATGAGCAAGTCTTTTGGCGACCGGGTGAGCGTAGGCGAACAGGAAATCACGATCGACGTCCCCGATGACTTCGACATGCGCACGGGCCTGGTGGCGAACCTAGAAGCAGAGAAGAAACGGCTGATGGCCGAGTTTAACGCGCGCGTCGCGGCGATCGACGGACAGATCCAGAAGTATCTCGCGATCGATGCACCGGTTAGCGAGGTCGTCTCATGACCGACGACGGCCCCGGATGGGAAATGGCGCAACTCGCACAGGAGCGCCAGCAGCAAGAAGCAGAAGACGCCCTGCAATGGTGGGAGCTGCGGGCAATTTACCAATCGTACGGGACGCAACAAGGGATAGCCACTGCGCCCGACATGGAGAACCAACATGGCATTCGTGAAAGCGGTACGGAAGAAATCTAAGCTGCGCCTTGGCATCACCGGCCCGAGCGGATCGGGCAAGACCCTGGGCGCTTTGCTGATCGCCAAGGGGCTCGGCGGCAAGATCGCGCTGATCGACACCGAGAAGGGTTCCGCGTCGCTCTATGCAGACGACAAGCGGTACGACGTCGAGTTCGACACGATGGACCTTGACCCGCCGTACGCGCCGGAGAACTTCATCAAGGCGATGAAGGAGGCCGAGCAGGGCGGCTATGACACGCTGATTATCGACAGTGTGACGCACGAATGGTCAGGCGTCGGCGGCTGCCTGGAACTGGTCGACGAAATCGCCCGCGCCCGCTACAAGGGCAACTCCTGGTCCGCATGGAACGACGTCACACCGCGACACCGTGCGTTCATCGACGCGATCCTGCGCTCGTCGCTGCACATCATCATCACCATGCGCAGCAAAACCGAAACGGCACAGGTTGAGGAAAATGGTCGCAAGAAGGTCGTCAAGTTGGGTATGAAGGCCGAGCAGCGCGACGGCTTCGAATACGAGCTCACGTCGATTCTGGACGTCCAGCACGAATCGAATTACGCACTCCCGTCGAAGGACCGCACCGGGCTTTTCTCTGGGCGCGATCCGTTCAAGATCAGCGAGGCAACCGGCGTGATGCTGCGTGACTGGTTGGAGAGCGGAGCCGAGCCGACTAAGGAAGTGCTGACCGAGCAGCAGATCGCCGACCACAAGGCGGCTATCGAAGCGGCGGCAGACATGCCCGCACTGAGGACCGCATACGCCGCAGCGTACAAGGCCGCAACGGCGATCCGTGACGGCGATGCTGAGCACGCTTTTACGCAGGCCAAGGACTCGCGCAAGGAAGCGCTCGAACAGCCCGTGATCGAAGATACCGACGTCCCCTATTAAGGAGCCGAGATGACCGCACTTACCTTGTACGCCGTAGCCGCCGAGTATCGACAAGCCGCTGACACGCTGGCCGAACTGGACCTCGACGAACAGACGCTGGCCGATACACTGGAATCGATCAACGGCGACTTGACGACGAAAAGCCAGAACGTGGCTTTCGTGATTCGCAATCTCGAAGCCGCCGCCGAGCAAATCGGCGTGGCAGTAGAAGCGATGAACGCACGGGCGCAAGCCCTTGAGAAGCGCGCCGAACGGGTCCGCGAATACCTGCTGCAAAACATGCTGATGGCGGGCGTTCAAAAGATCGACTGCCCGTACTTCAAGTTGGCCGTAAAGGAAAACCCGCCGAAGGTCATCGTCGACAACGAGGCGCAGATTCCGGCCGCTTACATGACCGACCCGGCACCGCCGCCACCGCCGCCCGCGAAGCCCGATAAAAAGTTGATTGCCGCTGCACTGAAAGACGGCTTCGACGTGCCCGGCTGCAGGCTCGAACGCGGCAAGCGACTCGAGATCAAGTAAATCGCCGTCCCCGCACTTCCCACCCGCCCCGCACGATGTACCACTAAGGCGATCTCGTTCGGTAAGCGGGTGGCGGAGTGCGCCCTATTTGAGACATGAAATGACAAACAAAGACGAAGTGAATCGCCGAGAATTTGAGACGTATCTTCGCAGCATCTGGACACAGGGATATGGATGCGCGAAGAACGACGAAGGCAAGTATCACGACGGCAACGCACAATCACTTTGGGAGTGCTGGCAAGCATCCCGCGCCGCAGTCCAGGCAGACGCCGCGCCGAGCTTCGAAGCATGGGCAACCAAGGAAGGGCTCATAGGCGAGTCGCACGGCGTCCGCTTCGTCAATTCACAGTGCGACGTCGCCCGCAAGGCTTGGGATGCCGCGACTATACCTGAAGGCTATGCCCTGGTTCCAGTCGTTATGACCGCAGCAATGATAAACGCATGGGCAGACGGCAGGGCCGTCAGCACTGACGAGGTTGCTGCGCGCACCCCGTTCCAGGACGCGTGGAAGCGAGTTCTCACCGCTTCAGGAGATCAGTCATGAGCAACAAGGAAAACGCCGTGAAGCTGCGCCTGATCGCGGCCGTCGCTGAGGACATGGCGAACAAACTCGAACGCAATGGCGTATGGCCAGGCGAGTTGAGCGACGCGGTCCAGCAGATCTACAAGGCACTCGGCGAAATCAAGGAGCGGTCATGAGCAACGGAGCGATGATGACGGACGAACAACGCCAGATAATCCAGACGGCGGCCGACACCGCACACCGCGTCCTTTGCGCAGGCGGTGACTACGGCGACGAACTCAGCGATGCGGGACTGCGCAGCGAACTGAAGGTATCTCGCGACGCACTCCGCGCCCTTCTCGCCACCGCGCCCCTTGCGGATGCGCAGATCTGTCGCGCTTGCAATGGCAATGACGGCGACACGCCTTGCGCCTATCCAGAGGGCGAACAGCCGGGATGCTTGCGAGACGCGCGATTGGCGCAGAGCGATGAGCGCGCGGTACTTGTCAGAATGGCAAACGACATGCGCGCCGAACAAACATTTCTCGGTTCGTGCCGCGAGACGTGCGACGACAGTGGCCGCGCTCGATGGGACCGCATCCAGCGCGTGATTGATTATCTCGACCGCGCCCAAGCCCCCACCACCGCGAGCTCGCTGACGGATGACGCGCTTCGTTACATAGCATGCCGGGAATCAGCAATCGAGCGAGGCCTTTTCGCGACGCCTGATGAATACGATGCGATGGTTGATGATTCGCTTCGAAAGAAAGGTAAAGAGGTTCTGACGGGACGCGGCAACAACTACGGAAAGAAGGTCGCAAAAGACGGCTCCCTGTCTCGTCCAGCCGAAAGCGCACTGACGGACGAACAGCGGGACACGCTCAAGCTTGCAATTGGATATATCGGGAGTTCGACCCGCGATGACAGGCATGAGCACATCGCCCGCATCCGCGCCCTTCTGCGCGAAGCTGGGAGCGCCAGCGCGGATGCGGAGGATGGGCAGTTATCCACTGAATCGGTGGATAAGCCTGTGGATTTGACGGATGCGCTGCAGGCGACGTTGAAGAAATGGGAGCGCTGGCAGGCGGACGGCGAAGAACGCGGCTGTCCTGAAACAAACGGAATGGCGACGGCGATCTCTGATCTGCGCGCCATTCTGCGCGAAGCGGGGAGCAAATGACTGACGACCTTATCAAGCGCCTGCGCGCACTTTCCGATTACCCGAACGAATCCGCCCCGGGAACGGTATTGGAGGCGGCCGACCTGATCGAGCAGCAGGCCGCGCGCATCGCTGAGCTGGAAGCATTCGTTCTAGACGTGTCGAAGCAGACGCCGGAGAAGCCCGATTACTGGAGCGAATGCGGCCAGTGCGATCGCAACATCGATCGTGCTGAAGACCTGATGGAGGCAAGCAAGTGAGCCAGAAAGACAAGCTCGAATCGTGGTTGGCATCGCAAGCGTTCGCATGGCCGACCCCGCTGCAAATATGGCAGGCATCGCGCGAAGCTGCGCTGGAAGAAGCATCGAATGTCGGATTTGATTTCGTATCGAACCTGGCAAACGCTGTAGAGGCGATAAAGCTAGGGCACGCCATCCGCGCGCTCGCAGCAAAGAAGGGAGAGACGGATGAGTGAATGGCAACCGATTGACAGCGCGCCAAAGGACGGAACGGTCGTCGACCTGTGGATTGGCGGTGAGTTCGCCGGCCGCCGCGCGTCATGCTTCTGGGGCAAGCCGGAGCACGACTGCGGCGAGCACGGCCGCTACTGCGATAGCGACTGGCACGACCTCGACGAAGGCTGGGTGGACGATATGAACATGCCGCTAGACGGATATGAGCCGCCGACGCATTGGATGCACTTGCCGCCGCCACCCGATCCGCCCGCGATCGAGCCCGAACCCGAGCGCGACACCAAGACCATCGACATGTTTCCCACGGAGGGATGATGCAGGAAATCAAGACAGGGCAAATCTGGCGCGAAGTGGATCGTCGGTTCAACCGTTATATCCAGGTGATCGAGGTCACGGACGCGGCCGTAAGGCCAATCAAGATCGCGACGATTAACCTTGCGACCAATGCACTCGGGCGCAAGAACTGGGCGTCGCGCGAGCGGTTCAGCGGGAAGTATGGCGGCTACGAGTTGTACAGGGATGCAAAGTGACCCGCCCCGAAACCCACCGCCAATACCAGGCCGCCAGCGAATCGTACCTGAACGCGATCAATCCAACGTCGCAGCAGGCACAGGCGTTCTACGCAGCAACAGTGCAAATGATCGCAGATCGCGAGGGTGGACAGGTAGCGCTTGTGTTACCGATTGGGCTGAGGGTGGTGCGGGAGCCTACACGGAGGAAATATGGGACTTGATGCAGGAGTGAGAACGTGAAGATAACGATTGTCAGCGGCCCGAGCCGACCCAAGCCGCGCGTCGGCGATCGGCGCGTAACCAAGAAGCACGGCGAGCAAATCCGTGTGTTCTCGATGGTGCATGACTTCCAGGGGCGCGTGATCGGCTACGACTGCACCGGCGGCCGGCAGCGCTACGAATGGGTGCCGATTGCCGATGCGGGGAAGCATCGCGCCGCACACCACTGGACGGCGGAGGAGCGCGCCAAGTACGACAACGAATACCCGCCAGGATACATGCAAGGGAGGGGCGCAGCATGACCGAAAAATGGCGATGCGCCCACGGCTTCGGCCTGTCCGAGCCATGCAGGGAATGCGAACTGGACAATGCGCGGGAGGTCGAGCATCGATTCGGGAAACTGGTTGACGAGGCGCGGGCGAAGATTGCCGGGGCGGATCGGGCCCGCGTCCGCTCACTTCCCTTGCTCATGGGGCATTTGGTTGATGCGCAGGAGGTGAAGGGATGAGTATTCCGGCAGAAGAAGTCGCGGAGGTATTCCGCCGGGCAATCCGCGGAGAGATCGCCGTGAAGTTGTTGGGCGACGAGGCGTGGAATGACGTGTTTTGCGGAGACGTCGAATTCATGTTCGGCGACTGGCACATCACCGTCTTCAATGACGTCCTCGAATTTGATTACGTCGACAACGTGAAGGCGCCAGACGGGCGCACGGCAGAGTACGACGACTGGTTCCACAGTGGCGCGGGCGATGATCCTGTCGATCTGTTGGCGCCGTCCGAACTGTCGGCGCTGGAGGATCTGGTGGACAGGCTCGCGCCGACACCGTATGGAGCGAAGGCAGCATGATCGAAGCAGCGAAACGCGTACTGGAAACCACGCAACGCGAATGGCTAAGGGGAGGGCAAAGATAATGGCAGCACAACTGATACCGATTGCCGATTGGGCGCAAATCGTTTTCGGCGATCGGATGCCCCACCGGCATACACTGAGAAACTGGATCAACAACGGCAAGATATGCCCCATGCCGATTAAGGTGGGGCGGTCGTACTTCTGCCGCCCCGATGCCAGATACGTCGACCCCATCGCAGATCAGATAAACGGACTTCAGAATGGCCGCAGCTAGGCGCAGGATTGCATCGCGGCGCAGTTGGCCGCCCAATCTATACAAGAATTCTCAGGGTTATTACTGGTTCAAGGACCCTGAGTCGAAGAAGACATTCGGCCTGGGAGCGGATTTCCGCCTGGCAAGCGCCCAGGCGCGCACCGCCAACGCAGAGCTTGAGCGGCGAAAGGGCGCGGTATCGCTGATTCAGCGCATCGACGGCGCCGATGATTCGCTGGAGTCCTGGTGCGTCAAATACGAGGCGAAGCGGCAGACCGGCAACAAGAACACGCTGTCTGGCATGCGCTCGCAGTTGAAGGCAATCCGCGAGGCCCCCTTCGCCCAGCAGTCGATGTGCAAGATCAAGCCGAAGGAGATATCAACCTTCATCACGGAGGCAGCGGAGAGCCGCGGGCCAGCGATGGCTGGCGATATCAGGACGCGCCTGCATGACCTGTTCCGCGAAGCCATCAAGGATGGACTGGTGGAAGTGGGCAAGAACCCGGTGGAGGTGATCGAGAAGCCGCAGCGGACGATTACCCGACAGCGCCTTACGCTTGATGACTTCAACGAGATTCTCGCCAAGGCCGAGGCGAACCCGCGCTATTGCTGGGTGGCAAACGCGATGAAACTGGCGCTCGTTACAGGCCAGCGACGCGAAGACGTTGCCGCCATGAGGTTTGACCACGCAAAGGATGGTTTTCTGTGGGTCGAGCAGACCAAGGGTAGGTCAAAGGGCAACATCGTGAAGTTGCGAATCCCGCTCGATCTGCGGCTGGATGCGGTCAATCTCCGACTCAGTGACGTGCTGAAGCAGTGCCGGGACAACGTCGCGACAAAGAACGTCATTCATTACGTCAGGGCAAACGCCACGATCCGCCCCGGTGATTCTCCGAAACTCGGATCGATCAGCGAGGGGTTCGCCAAGTTCCGCGACGAAGCCGAAATCGCCGTTGAAGACGGCAAGCAGCCGCCATCGTTTCACGAAATCCGATCGCTCGCCGCGCGCCTGTACACCGAGCAATATGACGCTGAGTTTGCGCAGGCATTGCTAGGTCACAAGTCAGCCGCGATGACCGCTCGATACCGTGATGCGCGCGGCGTGGAGTGGTCCGAGATCAAAGTATCGGTCCGATAATTTTGGATGGATATTGGATGATTTTGGATGACCCCTTGGTGGCAAAGGCGTTGCGGGCGAATCGATGTGCTCAACCACAACATCGAGACGGTGCCGTCGCTGTATCGGGCGGCGCGGGCAGGCGCGGACTACGGCGGCTCGCTCGACCTGCTGTCGCGTGCGAAACGCCAGAACGCGGCGGTATTGACCAAATCCGGCCTGATGGCCGGCCTCGGCGAGACCGACGGCGAACTGCTCGCGACGATGCGCGATCTGCGCGCGCACGACGTCGACGTGCTGACGATCGGTCAGTATCTCGCGCCGTCGCGGTATCACATGCCGGTGCGCAGATATGTGCCGCCCGCGACTTTCGACATGCTGCGCGACGAAGGTTTGAAGATGGGGTTCGTCGAAGTGGTGGCGGGGCCGCTCGTGCGCTCGTCGTATCACGCGGATCGGACGCCGCACGGCCGCGCCCCAATCCCGTGAATACCTCCCCGTAACCTCGGCTTTTCGACCGATTGGTCGCCTCGCAGGTAGCCGACAATTGGTGGCTATGCGAGGCGAGTCCCAGCGCGCGGCTGCCTCCCGGACGACGAAACGGTATTCGTCACCACGAGCACTTTGTCGAGGCAGACATGTCAAGCAACATTACGATCACGGACGAACTCGTAGCTGAAATCGCAAACCGGATGGCCGACGAGGGCCAAAAGGTGTCTCCCGTAGCTATCTGGTCCGAAGTTCATAGCGGTTCGGTGGTCGCGGTGTCCGCGGCATTGCGCAAGTGGCGCGAAACGCGCGCCGCGCGTGTGCCGCAGGTCGTCGAACGTCCTGCTTTGCCGGAAACCGTGACGGACACCATGCGCGAAGCGCTCGACCGGCTGTGGACGTCGGCGCAGGACGAAGCGGAACGCTCGGTGGCGCGACGCCTCGCCGCGATGCGCCAGCGTGTCGAGGACGCCAGCAACGAGCGCGACGAAGCGCTCGCCGAGCTGCAAACCACCGTCCAGGAACTGGACGCGCTGCAAGTCCAGCTGGACAAGATGACCAGCGCCTACGACGAGAAGGTCGATGCCGTGGCCGGGCTCGAAGAGGACATCGCGCTCGCGGTGCAACGCACCGACGCAGCCGAGAAGCGCGCGCAGGAGCTGGCCGACCGCGTTTCGTACCTCGAAGCGGAACTGGAGCGCGCGGAACAGGCCGCCGAGCGTGGAGCGATTGCGGGCGACGACAGCGATGCCGCAGGCGAGGGCGAGGTGGCGAGCGAGTCGGCCGAATCGGTTGTCGAAACGGCGGCCGGCGAAGCAGAGCGCGCGGCGCTGGAGGCGGAGCATGCCGAAGCGGTCGCTCGTCTTCAGAGCGAACTCGAAGCGATTCGCGCGGAGCTGCAGGCCGAGCAGGAAGCGCACACGGCCCGGCGCGAAGAGGTCGCGGGCGCGCAGGCGGAGCGGGATGCCGCGGCGCTTGAATTGCAGAATGCCCAGACGCAAATCGCCAGCCTGACCGATGAGCGCGATGCGGACGCCTCCGAAATCGCGAGGTTGTCGGCTAGCTTGTCCGAAGCGCAGCAGCGTGCCGACGCGGAGCAGCAGCGCGCGGCCGAACTGGCCGAAAGCGCGGCGGCGAGCGAGCAGGTCGAGGACCTCGAGTCGGCGTCGCCGGCGGCTGTCGACTCGCAGGAACTCGAGGCGTTGAAGGCGCAGATGTCGCGCGACGCGGAAGCGCATGCCGCCGCGATTGCCGAGGCGCGGGAGACCGTCAGGAAATGGTCCGACTACTCGAACGCACTGAAGCAGCAACTGACTCAGGCGAATGAAAAAATGGTGGTCGTCCTTGCCCGCGGCGCAGGCGAAGCGACCTTGAGCCGCCGGCTGACCGCTGAACTGAGTCAGGTCAAGCCGGAGCATGAATTGCTGCGCAAGGAGATCCAGCAGCAAGTGATCGTCGAAACGATCACCGCTCACCTCGAGAAACAAGGCTATCGCTACGACGAGCAGACGGGTGCGGTGTCGAAGCTGAACGCCGAAAGCTCGCCTGCGTAA